ATCTTGCGGCAGCGGGCGGTGTGGCGGTTGGGTTTGTTCTTGCAAGCATCTTCCATACAGGTGGTCGGGGAGAGTGATGATAACGGCAAAGAACTATGCAGCTCAGGCTGAAGTCGGCATGGCTAAATACGCATCTAAATTCCCATATGATGAGTTCAAGGTTGACATAACAAAGATCAAATGGCTTTGCCATATCGTAAGGCATAGCGTTCACTTTGCAATCCCTGATTATGGGAGGATTTTTGACGATGATCTGAAGGGCATACGTGGAGGGACTGTGCGCCTTCCATACCCTAGCATAACGGTAGAATACTGTGTTCCAAAACATAACGATCCAAAGGGACGGTTTACGAGATCATTCAAGAAGCGCATTGCAATTGCAACTGAAATATCTGGAATACTTGCAAAGAAATATCTTAATAAGCACTTTGGATACGAGTACGATTTTATAGAAGATACAGATATATATATCTGCGTTAGATGGGCGGGTGTCCCAGAGGGAGAAGAAGAATATGAGAAGTCAGGCATGTGGATGCCTGGAGTTGGAGAACTTTTTGTTCCGAGCCGCTGGGACAATGTTGATGATAGCCTTCCGTTATTGCCTTGGTCATACGATAGAACCGTAGGTAAAGGAACTATGTTCCCGTGCACATATGGAATACATCTTCCAGACACATACAATGCGACTGCAAAATTGTTTGGAAAAAAACAGGCGTTCGCAGACGCAATGAATGATGTTTCTCCAGAGGCTGTAGCCGTTTTAGAATTATGCGAAGCCCTGTCATGCTCGAATGTTGGAACAGATATTCACCAGCATGAGCCAGATCAGCGCGTATCAGAGCGCCGGAAGCGAGATGGAAAACTCCCAATCTATGAAACAAAGATGCTTGCCCTGAATGTTCCAGGGACGGCCTCCAGACATGGTGGAATATCTGGTGCGCAGAGGGCAGATGTTCGCCAGCATCTCAGGAGAGGACACATACGGAGACTTCAGGACGGTAGAAAGATATGGGTCAATTCATGCGTCGTTGGATCAGATTCAAACGGCGTTATCAATAAATCATATAGCATCGAGGCATGATGATGAAGGATCACATGACATATCTAAAGAGTACGACTGCTTTAGTGACAACGCTTTGGCGCGTAATAAAGGTTTAGATGATAGACCTGCCACCACATCATTTCAGGACGATAGTCGCTGATCCTCCGTGGAGCTTCAAGACGTGGAGCAACAAGGGCAAGGCGAAATCACCAGAGCAGCACTACGACACGATGAGCCTTGAAGACATCAAGGCTCTGCCGGTCGGTGATGCTGCAGCCGAGGATTGCCTGCTCTTGATGTGGGCCGTCAATCCCATGCTTCCACAAGCGTTCGCAACGATGGACGCCTGGGGGTTTAGCTACAAAACGATTGGGTTTTGCTGGGCCAAGGCCAGCCGCAACAGCGATCCGGACTGGGCACCCAAATGGCACATGGGCCTTGGATACTGGACGCGCGCCAACGTCGAGGTGTGCTTGCTCGGGGTGCGGGGCAAGCCTAAGCGCTGCAGTAAAGCCGTCAGACAATTGATAGTCGATCCGGTGCGTGAGCATAGCCGCAAGCCGGATGAATTTTACAACAGGGTCATGCGTCTTGCCGCTGGCCCATATCTGGAATTGTTCTCAAGACAGGAGAGAGAGGGATGGACGACATGGGGGATCGAACGACAGAAATTTCCGCGAATGGTATGCAGGGATTCTATAGGTACGTTCCCAACGCGCTAGTGCGTCAGTATGAGGTTGAGGGTTGGCAGGTGCTTGAGTCATTGGATGGAACACATCATGGCCATCACGCGACACTGATGTTCATGGCCTGGAAAGGGGACGACGAGGATGGGGGAAGTGATCGAGCTGGGGCATCCGCTGAAGAACATGCAAATGCTGGTGGAGGCTCTGAGGGAGAGATATCAAGCGGATCGGGTGACGATCAGGATTGAGAGCCCAGACGGACAGACATTGGAGTGGATGAGCAGGAATGGACAATCCATATCGAGTAGAAAAGAGGAAACCTCTGACGGATAAGGAGCGCGTACAACTCTTTATCGATCACGACGGGACGTGCTGCATCTGCAAGGGAAAGATCAAGGTGGGGGAGACGTGGATTGACGAGCATGTAGAGCCGCTGTGGCGGTCTGGCACGAACGATGCTGACAATCGCGCCCCGGCACATCTGGCGTGCGCCAGAGAAAAAACCAAGGGCGAGGCGACTGATCGCGCCAAGGCGCGGCGGCTGGCTGCAAAGCATCTCGGCGCGCACGCCAAGAAGGGACCGGCTATGGCCGGGACAAAGAGATCTAAATGGAAAAAGAAAATGAACGGGGACACTGTCAGGAGGGATAATGAGTGAGGGAAGGAACAAGGTCGCAGAGTTGGAGGCTCTGTTGGATGATAGAGCTTCCGAGATCGCCCGGCTCCGGGCAGCGCTGCATCGCATCATGGCCGAGATCACGCTTTGCGATGACGACCGGGAGCCAGACATCGACCTCATGTTCGACACAGCACGCAAAGCCCTGGGGGAGACAGATGAGTGACACCACGCGCATCTTTTATACGGACGGAGAGTTGTCGAATGCTCTTGCTGTTATACGGGAGCAGACTGTTGAGATCGAACGGCTCCGCGCCGCTTTGAAGCGGGCGGCAACAGCTTGCATGGACCACGATTGTTGCGTTGCTCATGCTGTAGCACGCAAAGCCCTGGGGGAGACATGACTAGTTTTATCCTGATCACACTGATCATAACCATAACGGCTTACATCGTCATAGGACTATGGAACGACTGATGGCCTACACCGTCCCAGAACTCGCCCAGCGCTGGCAGATCACAGAGCGTCATCTGTGGCGCCTGATCTCGCTCGGCAAGGTCAAAGCTACCAAGACGCGGACTGGGATATACAAGACGAGAACCGTGGTAACGGAGCGCGAAGTGAAGCGCGTTGAAAGAGTTCGAGTTGAAGATCAAACCTAGATCTCACATTCGTACAAGATTATGAGAAGCGCCTAAACACGGTGCGTTTTCTAGGATTTTAATCTGGGGTTTAGTTCAAGTCTCACTTTATAGCAGCAAACGGGGGATTGATGAGAGGACAAGCCAAGATACTGACGCCTATGCAACACAAGGCGGTTCTGTCTGTCCTAGATACAAGGCGGGATCATGCGATGTATCTGCTCTCTGCAAATGCAGGACTGAGGGCTGTGGAGATTGCTGGACTGCGCTGGCAGCATGTGCGCGGCGATGTTCTGGAACTGACCGCCGATGTGACCAAGGGCAAGAAGGCGCGCACCGTGCCGATGGGAAAGGTGCTGCGCGAAAGCCTGAACGCGCTCAAGGCCGAGATCGGAGAGCCAGCAGACATCGATCCCGTCTTTCCAAACAGGCAGATGAAGGGCCATCCCCTGTCGGCCAACGCCGTCGCGCAGTGGTTCCGCCATCTCTACACACACCGCATGGGGTGGACGGGCTATTCCTCGCACTCAGGACGGCGCACGGTCATCACCCGGCTGGCGCGCACGATCACGCAACACGGTGGATCGCTCAAGGATGTGCAGGACATTGCGGGGCATGCACAATTGACGACGACTCAGATCTATATCGAGCCGTCGTCGGACGCGAAGAAGAAAGCTATGGAGGGACTATGAAGAACAATTGGGGGGTTGTGGTTCTGGCCTGGGTCGTGCTGTGGCTGCTCGTGTGGGCGCTATACCCTGTTCTGGCCGAGGACGGCCACGCCAAATACCACGAGCATTTCTACTCAAAGCTGAAGCAGTCGAATGGTATCTCGTGCTGCAACGATCAGGACTGCCGACCGGCAAACTACAGGCAGATTGGGGGGAGGGTTGAGTTTTTCGTTGGCGACCGCTGGATTGTGGCGCCGCCTGAAAAAGTCCAGACGCTCGTCACGCCGGACGGCGGCGGCCACTGGTGCGGCATTGGCTACGCTACGTTTTGCGCAATTGTTCCGGTTCCAACATTATAGGGGGATATCATGGCAGACGATATCACGGTAGGCGTCCGAACGGACGATCACGAAACCAGCATCAAGGCGGCCAAGAGGATCGACGGCCCAAAGGGACGCAAGTCAAAGACCTTGAGAGAGCGCGTCTTCGATCTCCTGATGGAATATCCAGAGGGTCTGAGTCAGACGGAAGTGAGGATCAAATGCGAGCAACGCTATGGGCCTCGCTCTGAATCCAGCTATCGCAAACGGATCTCGGAGCTTGCAGACATGGCGCTCGTGCAGCGCACGGGCCATACCAAGATCAATGCATTTGGAAATCACGAGGCGGTATGGCGGGCGGTGCCTCCTGGCGGGCGACCGGACTTCACGCTATCAGCGACCAAGAAACGCGACATGCGAGACGCGAAGATTGAATCCCTCAACGTCATCATCCAGGGTCTTGTTAAAGAGATTGAAGTGCTGCGCACCAAGGTCAAAGACCAAGAGCCTTATGAACAAGATGGGGAATAGCGCTGGTTAAAATGGACACGAGCGCGAAAAAGAGCGTCAGAGCGAGGAACGATCCGGCTCGGCGCTCTTTTACTGTGAGCCCCTTTATGGGGCAAACACCTGCCAGAGCGCAGTGATTTGATCCGCAGTGAGCTTTCCCGCCATGACGAGGAACAGGAACAGCAACCCCGTGGTGTACTTCACCGTTGCTGTAGCCACTCGCCAGAATGACTCGATCTTGTCCAGGCGCTGGACTATGCGTTGCTCCGTTTGCATAAGCAAATCCGTTAACTGGCGTATACGCTCCGCATGAGCATTGATACGATGGGACGCTGTTTCCGCGTTGATCTCGGCACGAGCAAGTCGCTCGCGCATATCCGATATCATGTGCTGGTCCATTCATCTCTAGCTCCTTTTGGCGTATGCGCTGCATACTCTATAATTGCGGTAGAGGCGGCGATACGCGGGACGCGACTGGAGACGGTGCGCCTTGGCCCAATGCTTGTTGACCTGATCCGGCGTGACGTTGGGGCCGGTCATGGGCGCGACATCTGGCAGATCTGCATAGTGCCGCGCCTTGCACTCTTTCGGCACGGCCAGCTTCTGCGTCTCGAATGGCACGTACTTGGCGCACCCGGCCAGAGCGACGACAAGGATGATGACAGAGATGATGAGCGCGTATCTCATTTGTTGGCCTCCGCGATGATGGCATTGATGGGCTCAACAGGCACAATGCACTGACTCGGGCTCGGCGCGTTAATGACATGGGTGAAGGCATCGTCGGATGCTGCGCGCTCGGTGTCGCGCTGATCGAGCTGGGCACGCAGCACGTCGAGATCGCGGGCCAGCTTCCGGTTCTCAGCTTCCTTGCGGGCCGCCAGTTCGTTTGCTTGCTTCCTGAACTCGGCAAACCGCGAGAAATCCATCTTGACGCCAAGACCAACGCCGCCGACGAACGCCACCAACACAAGGATGATCAGCCACTTGAGCGACAAGCCGGAGCTTGCCGCACCGATAACGACCAAACGCTCCTGAACTTTTTCCTTCACGTCCTTGAGTTGCATGTCCCTATCTCCCCATGTGTGCGCCAGACTGCGCATCCTCGACCCGTCTCTTTTCAACGCCGTCAAAGGCGCGCCAGAGCACGAAGAGGCCGATTCCAATTCCGATGATGATGATGATCTTGAAATCAGGAAGCCAGCCCACGAGCGTTCCTGTGCGCTCTACGAGGCCCTTCACTTGTTCCCCCTGGGAAACCACGGCATCGACCGCGCCCAGGCCAGAGGCGTGCTCTGCCGCAGCCGCCGCATTCAATCCGAACAGCCACTTCAAGGTGCCCCTCCACCACGAGGTGGATTCAACCGTCTTGGAGCCGCGCTCCTTGAGATCCTTTGCCGTCACGTCGCGCTTGGGCACATCGATGACTTTTGTGATGTTGAGGGCGTCCCGCTGCTCGTGATCGTCCGGATCGAACACGCCGGTTGCCGGGAACCCGTGCTGGTGCTGCCATGCGACAAGCTGCTTTTCGGTTTCGGTTTCGAATTTTCCGTCGATCTGGCCAACGTAATAGCCATGAAGGGTTAGCCGCTCCTGCAGCCATGTGACGAGCTGGCCTTCCGATCCCAAGCGGATCGTGTCGTCGCGCGGCTCTGGGCGTTCTGGCGCGGGCGGCGGCGGGGTCTGCGCGGCCAGGAGCTTCTTGACTTTTGCCAGCTTGTTGCGGACATCCGCAAGGCCATTGCGCCCACCGTTGATCAGGCGGCGCACCTTGACGTAATCGTCTCGGTCGGCCCATTTGGAACAGCCCTTGGCCTCCCACTCGCACAATGCAGCATGGACAGAGTTAAGCGGTTTTTGTAGCTCTTCGACTTTGCAGCCAACCATCGCGGCATAGCGGAAATGGTCGCGCTTGCCGGTAATCTGTACGATACCGCAGCCACGATAGGCCCAGCCATCGCCGGGACGGTCGTTGCCAAGCTCGGAAGCCTTGCGCGGGTTGCCTATGCCGTAGACGCGATCAAACAAAGCAGGACCGTTGTAGGCCAGACGTTGCGCCTCGGCCCAGGTCACGCCAGCAGAGTGCTTGCCAACGCCAAAGATCTGCATGATGCGACTAGCCGAATAGGCGCCGGACTCCCAGATGATCGTGAAGCCACCCGTCTCGTGCGCCCAGTTGGCAAGAACGTGCGCCATGCGCAGCTCCGTCGTGATGTCGTAGCGCGCAAACAATTTGGCCGCCTCGTCAGAAACGAGAGCGGCCACATATCCATCCCAGGCTTTTTGTCGGCTGGCCCCGGATCTGGGGCGCGGGCATAAGGCCCGCAACAAGGGCTCGTTGATCATACCGTCGATTTCCAATCCAGAAAGGCGACAGAATTTAGCGCGTAGATCACTGCGACATTGACCGCGCTGGCTTCCGTCGATGGCGTGCCTGTCACGTAGTTTCCATAGCCTGCATAGGTGAGGTTTCCGGGCGTTGCAGAATTTATAACTTCAACGATATACCTGCCACTGAGGCTCGGCGTGGAAAGAGCCACTGGATTTGCCTGACCGTTATTGGTGACGTATTGCACATTCCCGAGCGAGGAATTGACCGTGATGGTTTCCGTCGAGGTGCCGATGCTGTAGGGCGTTTCGGAAAATCCAGCAGATAATGTGCTCGCAACGTCGGCAGCTAGAATGTCGGCATCATAGGCTTGGACATCAGATCCGATGTTGGCTGTGGTTAGGAGCGTGCTGGTCGATCCAACATATCCCTGCACATCAGATCCGATATTGGCTGTGGTCAGAACCGTTGACGTAGATCCAACGTATTTCTGCACACCGTTGAGTGATGTCGATGAATCTATATCGCTGGAAATCAAGACATCCGTCGAGGCCGCGACATAGGCTTGCACGTCGTTGACGCTTCCAGCGGTTGATCCAACATTCGACGTTTGAATGACATCGGTCGTTGCAATCGTGGAATCTGCCAGAACGGTTCCCGTGGTATCTGAAAACACAGGGAAATGATTGGCCGTTGCCGATGACGGCCCGGTCATAAATCCCTGCTTGGTGAATGTCAGGGTGCTGGTCCCGATTGTGATCGTGTCTGCGGTCGTCAGAACGTATGTACCGGCCCCGACCGAACCATACTGCACATCGACACGGGTGCCGCGCACAACGTCTCCAGATCCGTCCATGTCCTTGGCGCGGACCCAATCCGTCGTTTTGGCAATGTAGATCCCGTTTTCATAGCCGGTGTCCTGATTTTTCACGAGGACACGATCTTCTGAAACGACAGCAACGCCATCGACGGTCTGCGTTCCAGATAGCGTTATGTTGGCGGTCGTTGCCACGCGAACGGGTGCTTTGTACGCAAGCGATCCCTTCGCCCCGCCGAGGCGGTCGATTTGTGTGCTCATCAATTGTCTCCTGAGATTACTCGCGTATAGCGTCTAAGTCTTTTGCAGTGATGGTTCCATGTAGAATGCGACCATGCAATCCATGAGAATACTCGCGACCGTAACCAACAGCTTCACCAACTAGATCATTGAGATCTGCATCAGGGCCTTCCTTCAAGAGACGCTTGCGTGCCTCCTGCCAAGTTGAAAGGACGGCCTCAAACGAGTAGACTTTGTTGCGTCCTTTAGAGAGGCGTGCCTCAAACTCATCGGCAACTTCAGGGGAAACACGCCGCAGTTCTTCCCAAAGCCCTTTGGTCGGAACAAGATTTTTATTTTCCCACCCAGAAATTTCGCGCGTTGCAATCAGGGAATTGCGGGCCTCACGCATCGCAATGTCTTCCATGATCTCGTTGACGGCGCGCTTCTGGGAAATCGTCAGGGTCAACCTCTCCGGGTCCATGCCCTTTTTCTTGGTGGACTGCAGCGTGATCTCGCCCATCACCATCTCTTTTCTCAATCCGCTGGCGGCGCTCAACACCTGCCGCGCCCGGTTGAGAGGATGAAGATCCTGATGCTTTTCTGAAAAATACGTCTCCAGCATCGCGTAGGCTTTTTGATCGTCGGGCAGATTGTTGAGGAAGGCTTGCGCTTCGATGGACGTGCGCGGATCGGCGCGGCCAGCCTGATAGAGACGCTTGAAGCCCGCAGCCGCCTGGGCATATTCGCCGCTCGATGGGCTCATCTGATTCCAGAAATACTCCGTCGAGAGCGCGCCCCTTCCAGCGCGGCGTGTAAACCGCGACATAAACAAATAGTCTTCAAAACTCTTTTCTGCGCGGGGTGTTGGTGAAACTCCAGGGATCTTTCCACCTATAAATTCATTGACGCGCGGAAGAAGATAATCACCAGCCGCCATGATATCTCTGGCAACGGTGGCGCCGCCCGTGGCCATGAAGTGATCGACCATGGCCGGTGACGTTCCGGTCACCTTGCCGATCATCTTGCCCAGCTCTGATGTATACGCATTGTACTGCAGCTCTGGTGGCAGCTTGGCGATGTCCATGCCGATAATATCGCGGTCGCGGAACATATCTTTTCCGGACTTCAGCTCATAGATGAACTTTGCGGCCTGGATCTCATGGGGTGGAATGAATGTGTGCTTGAGGCTTTCAACGAATTGCTTTAAGGCGCGCGGGTCTTGCTTCCAATACCCAGCGAATGCGGCCTCGAATGCGTTCGATGCCACCGCAAGCTCAAAGTGTTTTGGCCAGCGGTACCACGTTCCGTTGATATTGAAGAACCAATGTGTCGCCCGCATGTAATCGTTGAACTCTTCATATTCTTCATCGTCCTGATAGAGCGCGGCCAAGGCCACGCCGATCATTCCAACTCCAACGATCTTCATCCACATGCGTGCGGATTCTGGGAGCTTTTCTTTTTCTGCGACAGACAACGGCTGGCCCATCGTCGCCTTGAGATATGGGCTCGCCATGTTGCGGTAGTTCTTGTAGAAGTTCCGCTCGCCAACGGCGGTGCGCCGCGCTGCATCGAGCGCCTGGACCGACGCATTCAAGAACGCGATCATGCGGGTGATGGCCTGCATGCCTGGGCCACCGCCCCGGCGCGAGAAATCCATCACATCAAGGGCCATATATCCTGCTTCCCAGAGCGCTTCTTCTTTCGTCATGCCATCTGCAATCGCGCGCTGGTAGAGCGCATCGAAGTGGCCGACACGGGTCGCAGCCTCCGTGATCTCCATGGTGCGCAAGAACCCATACCATGTCCTCCCGACCACGGTCTTTCCGGGGGTGGACCAGAAGCCCTGCTTGCGCAGCGCCTTGTAATCCAGCTTGCGTGAGGCGGTATCCATCAGATGGGTATCGACACCACCCATCATACCAGCCACAGACTGATACCGGATCGATGCTTCGCCCACCTGAACCACGTCCTTGATACCTTTGGCCGCACTTTTGAACGGAACATATGCGCTTGATAATGTCCATGTAGCCAACTGATCCCGCAATAGGTTTGTGAACACGTATTCTGGGGCCTTGGTCACACCGGCCCGCAGAGCCTGGGTAAACAAGGTCGCGGATTCCACGACGAGATTGGCGTTGTTCTGCCCAAACGCGACCATCTGGTCGAAGATGTCTTTACCCAGGCGATCATCGCCCAAGCGGATCGGAACACGCTTGCCGCCTTCCCATAGGTAGGCAATGCGCTCGCCCTTCTCGTTGATCTCGGTCGCCCGGAAGATGTTTCCGGAGGCGTCCTCGTCAAAGATCTGATCGATCAGTTCAAGAAGCGCATCGCTATCATCCTTGGCAAGACCTTCCTTTTTGGCTGCCGATTTGATGACTTCGCGCAGATCGACCTTGGTGCCGCGCATTTCGTTGGCCGGGATGCGCTCTGCAATCTTGCCGCCTCCCGGTCCAGCCGCCCGTGCCAGGGTATCCATTGCGCGGATCACGCCATTCAACGCAACGCGCGATTGAGTGCGGTAGACATCCTGCATGATGGATTCAAGAGGATTGATGAAGTCTCTGGTCGATCCCTTGAAGCGGTGCATCATCTTGGATTTGTTGGCGCCGCGCGGCGTCGTCATCGTGGACGGCCCGCCATCCTCGTCCATGATGCGGTTGAGCGGCACATAATCATTGCGCTGCTGCAGATCCGCATAGAGCTTGGCGTCGATGAACCCTTCTTGGAATTTCCACTGAAGGATGTTGGCGTTGAACTGATACAGAATAGCTGCGGCCTGCGCGAACTGCGGATTTTGGGTTTCGATCTGCGCGCGAGCCTGCTCGTAGCGATCCTTTTCCATCAACAGGTCCGGCATGTTTTCAAGCTGGCCATTTTCGTAGCGCTCGAACTCTGCCAGCATGCGCCGTGCAATCAGATAGGTTCCGAACAGCTCGAACTTTTCCTCGTTCCACTGCTTGGCCCATGTGCCGCCAAAGGCTTCTGTCAGAGCGGCCTGGAACGATGCGCCTTGGTTGATGTCCTGGCCGCGCAAACGGGTGCCATTCTGGAGGATGTTGGTGGCATGCACCTTGGAATGTTCGCCCAGGCGCCAGCGCTTGTAAGGGTCATCGATGGCCTTGAGCACAAGGCGCTCGTTGTCCGACAACTTGAGCCCCATGTTCTGCGCCGCCGTCGTCATAAGATATTTGACGGCCTTCTTCATCGGATGCTTGCCGTCTATGGCGGCGGTGTAGAAGGTATAGATCCAGTCGCTGATCGTGCCGACCACGCCCGAGTCAGACAGGCGCTTCTTCATGCCTTCTATCAAACCTGGGCTTGCCGTGGACTGCACGCGCGAGCGCAGCGCTGCAACAGGATCTGCGCCCAACAGGGTTTGATACCCCTCCTGCACGCCATTTAACTGCTCCAGCATGCCTGGATCGATGCCATCGATCAGATCCTCGAACTCCTGATAGAGCGCTGGGCTGTGGGCTTGAGCGGCCTGTGGAGACACGACATACTGACCGAACCAGTCCGCCCAGGCTTCCGAAAGCTGCTGTTCGCCGTAGCTCAACTGCGGGCGCGGCTGCGGCGTGCCGGTCTGGGAAAACCGCTGCGCCACGTACTGATCGACGTTGCGGGCGCCGTTGGCTTCCACGTCCTGCATGACGGCATCGGCAATGGGCTGGCCCAGGCGCCGCTTCAACAGATCGTGGGCAGCACCGGCTTCCTGGGTCAACTGGCCATAAAGGCGCGCGTCATAGCTCTGACCACGGCCCTGCTTGGCAAGACCGACCGAGGCGGCCATCGATTGCAACTGCGCCCTCTTGCGCACTGCATCGACCACGACGGCCTGGGTTTCTGCATCGATCTCGATCCCTGAAAAGCCGCTGGTCGGCATCGGAGGTGCTGCGGCATTGGGCGCGGGCGGCAGCACCAGATCCTCGGCAAACTTGCGCTTCAAGGCATCGATGTCAGAGCGGGTGTCATAGCGCACTTCCAGGGCGTGACCGCCCTCGTGCGCCAGTGTCGGCAGATCGTTGGGAATGGCAAGGCGTGTGACGCCTGTTCCGGGTACGCCTCGCCTCGCATTTGGTCGCCCACTGAACTGTCCTGCAACCCATCCACCCTGCTTTGCGGCAGCGCGCTTGAGCCCTGGATCAAGGCGTCCCATGCGAACCGGGGCGGCTTCCCGCTCCGGCGTCAGACCCAAGCGCCGTTCCCAGCGCTGGAAGACGTTGGGCTGCGGCTGGATACCAAGCGCTCTTGCAGTGTCCGTTACCAGATCCGACAGGGACTTTTCCGGGCGCTCCATGTTGGCGCCGGTCCCTGTTGATTGCGAGCCCAGGCTGATCGGCTGGGGCAACTGGCGGCCAATCGACGGCATGATCTCGCCGGACGATAATTGAAGGGTGCGCAGCGCATGGATCTGGCGGGCAAGGCGGGCCTGCTGATCGGTGTCGGTGCTTTCCCCCATGACCGTGTTGAGCGTATCGAGCGCGGGCTGGATCAGGTTTTGAGGCACAAGCATATCGTTGAACAAGGGGCCTGCTGGAACATGGCCCATGACCTTTTCCGGCGCCGCCGTGCTCCAGTAGTCGTAGGCATCCGGCGTCAGCCAGCCGTCCGGGGCAATGCGCTGGCCAATGTCGCCCTCGATTTCAGCCAGTGTTTCAGCCACATTCCCGTTGGTGAACTGGATGAACCATGTGCCGTCCTGGGTTTCTGAGAGCGTGACAAAGCCATCTTCTGCCTTGTAGGTGCGGATGCGTGTGCCGTCGCCCTTGTCGCGTGAGGTTACGACGTTGTTGCCAGCGCCGAACGGGCGGTCATCCTTTGCAACGATCTCGATGATAGAGTCATCATAGACTACATAGTTGTGTGTCCCTTTACCCTGGCCTCTGCTCACTTGATCGAGATAACGAACACCTGGGATTCCTGCCTCGCGAAATGCCTGTTCAGCCTCCCCTTTATCAAGTACAGAAAATAATCCTTCCAATGTATCTTCGTCCAGATTCCAAGGAACTGCTTCTGTAGGAATAGGCTGATCAAACAACTGAGCCGTGATAATAGCGGCTTCATCAGGCGGCGTTGGTCCTAGCTTTTCAATGAACTTCTGGATTATAGGCATTGCCTTTTCAGGCTGCTGCGACAAAGGCTTATCCCAATCAAGGAAGTCTTCTGGTTCTGCGTTGATGCGGACCTCATAAAGAACACCCTCAGACTTCACATCGCGCCACGATCCGTCTCGAACAACCTTGAGCATTTCTTCTGCCTGCGTTTTCATCTGATCGGCAGGAGCAAATTTGATCATATCTAAAACGATATTCTCAAGATTTTCTGGTTTCTGGCCATAGTTTGTGACAAGATCCCATACATTTTCTTTTGGTCCGCGAGCTTTTGGACGACCGAGTTGATCACGGTAATACTCACCAACGCCTCTCTCACCACCAATATATAGCCCTTTAGAGTATGCAGCAGCGCCCTCACCAGTTCCTATTTTCGTGATATCAAACTTCTCAAAATCATATGGGCTTCCATGCCATCCTGAAATCGCTGGCATCACCATGCCAAACCCGTCCAGCACCGCATCGCGCTCCGTAAAGCGTGGCTCGATCCGAGCCCGACGCGCAATATCTCCAGACTGGAATTGCTCCATAACGCCTTCTGCGGTCTGGAAGCCAAGGCCCCTGATGCCATTCACGATGGCCTCAATCAACTGGGCAATGCGATCTAGGATCGCGTTGATGCGCTCACCAAACGAGACGCCTTTGACAACGCGCGTCTCTAACATCTTGGCAACACGCTCTTGGTTCAACTGCTCAAAGACATAGCCTTCTACATCTTGGATATTGAGGCGTGCTGCCTGATCGCGATACATATTTTCGTAATAGGGGATGGCGGAGACTTGCTCGCCATTGAGATCTGCTGTGATCTGGGAATCGATACCGATCTTTGACGAACGCTCCAGAAGCAGGGTCCATTCCTCTTTGGTGAAGAGGTTGGCCAGTCTGGATACGTGCACGGCCTCATGGCGGGCAGTGGCCAGTGCTGTATCAATGCCCTGCTCCAAGGAGATCTTGAGAAGGTTGGCAGCGGGTTGATAGAACCCGTTCAGAGATATGTTGCCATAGATGATGGAGTCTTCGACACGCACCGCGACATCTGCGGGCAGAAGGCGCTTTGCCTCGGCAATGATGGTCTCTGCAATCTCTGAGGCATTGTCTGCAATCTGCTGTCCGATCTGGTCAACAACGCCAGAGATAGACGGCATGGTTTCATTTTGATCACTTACGCCAGCAATTGACGGCATGATCTCTTCATCTCCAAGAGGCTTGCCTGTCACCATGGAGATGTTGGAGGCTTCAGAGATGAAGTTGGCGCGGTTGTCCTCGCTTGAGAAATGGAAGCCAGGGATGGCACCACGACCTCGGAACGTCGAATAGTTGCCGCCATACTTCTTGGCAATCGAGCGAAGCACCTCATAGACATTGCGTGGAACGAATTGCGCAATCGATGCCGCAAAGATCTGCTTGCCGGTCTTGGTGTGCTTTGTCTCGCCCGTTGTGAAGCGAACGGCGTTGGCGCGCTGCTGCGGCGTTTGCGGTGGAGCTGCGGCTGGCGGCGGCGGCTGGACGCGCCCAGGCTGTTCCTGCTGCGCTTGTTGCTGACGTGTCAGATCAACCAGATCTGTCTGGAACCGTGAATCCCCAAACAAACCTCCAACATCCTGCTGGGCTGCCGCAGGGCGACCGCGCCGCGCGGCTTCTGCTGCAATCTCTTCTGCTGTTGTGACGGGACGGACCAGCGATGTTTGTCCGCCAGCCTCTGTAAAGACGCCAGCCTGTGTCGGAGTCTGTGCTTCCGGCGCTGGCCTGGGCTGGCGCACTTTCGGCGGGGCGGCTTGCGGATTGCGGTTGCGCTCCCGCAGGCTCACATCCTGCATCAGATCGAACAGATCTGCGACCGTATCGACCTTGGAGAAATCCCGGCGCAGAACAAAGTCTGGAGCATCCTCTGGATTGTCGAACCGCTCGAACACAACAAGGCGCGTGTTGACGCCCGTTCCTGCCCTCTCGAACGTCACGCCAGGAAGATCTATCTCCGCTGCCACATAGATGTTGGCATTGGCCTCGTCCTCTTGGAATGCCTGATAGCGCTCGTCAGCCTTGCCGCCACGCGGCAGAATCGCGACGATGCGACCGCCATTGCGCAGATGCTGTGTGGCCTTCTGGAGATGGGCGAACGCCAAAGATCCGCCAGATCCAAACGGCGGATTCATTGTGATGCCGTTGAACTTGTTCACAGTGTTGAAGTCTTCAAACATCCCCTGGACCATCTTGGCGCCGGGAGAATTGAGCGCCGCCTGGGAAGCCAGATTGCTCGACAGCTCTATGATCGTGCGGTTGGCGGATTCTGTAAACCAGCGGGAAATTGCGCCATGACCGGCTGACGGTTCGAGGATCGATTCCCCGCTCGTCACATCGGCAAACTCAACCATCTTGAGGCCAATAGGCTCGGGCGTGGCATAGTAATCATTCCCCTCCCTCTGCGACCGCTTGGAGCGGTTTTTGAGGGTGGTGAAGTACATGGCCTTTGCGCGCTCGTAATCCGTTGTCTCTGGTGCCGTATCCGCCCGATCATAGGCTTTGCCGCCCTTGCCCTCGTCTTTGTTCTGGGGCACCTCGGACGCATCGTTGAAGGAATTGATGAAGCTATCGCGCAGGCGACGGGCCTCGTTGCCAAGGGCTAGGTTTTCAGCCGTGGAGGCACGCTCGGCAATGGTCTGCGAGAATGCCCAGCGCTCCCAGCTCGTGCCGGTGGACATATAGCGCAGGATGGCATCGCTGACCTGACCTTGCCTGTAGATGCGGCCTTCTTGCTGGATGGCATAGGTCGGGCGCACAGGAAGGCCGAGGTTGTAGAGAATGCGCTGATGCTTGCCGGTCGTGTCGTGCAAGCTGATACCTGCCGCTCCTGCATCGCTCTGGACGATGATGACGCTGCGCCCGGACTTGTCGTCGTTGAACAGATCTCTGGCCTGCTTGCGCTTCTTGTTGGGAATGCGGCCATTGTAGACCAGGGCATCAGGAAAGGCTTTGGTCAGGGTTTCAATCGGGTTTTTCAATCCGCCCCAATTCATGTCCTTCACGAACGGATTGGACTCAATGAACGTATCGTAGAGATCACCCATCTTGACGGTGGTCGATCTGCGCGTCTCATAATCGTAATTGGTAAATTCTAAAGCGCGCGTTTCCTCGTCCATAAAGAATGGATTGATGCCGCCGCCCTCTATGTAGTCGTGGAACACGACGACCTTCCGGCCCATCTTCATATCGGTCTTGATGCGCTCGACGGCATGCGTTGCCTTCAAGGCTTCCAGCAAACGGCGCCGAGACAGATAGTCGAACCGCTCGGCAAAATAATCTCTCAGATAGGAATAGCTTCCACGCTGTTGATTTAGCCATTCGAGCGCCAGATCTATGCCAGCACCAACAGCATCATCCACGAGGATAAACCGGCGATCATAATCTGGCTCGATCTCCAGGCGACGGCCCGAGAGAACGCCTTGCCGCTTCAGGCTTTCATAGAACTCTCGCTCAAGAACAGCCGTGTTGACTTCAGGTCCAGGCTCTTCCGCGCGATTGTAGCGGAATCCATAGCCGAAATTCTTGACAAGGAAGGCATCACGGCCTCCCGGCGTTCCGTAGCTATTCGACTCTTCTGGATAATCGAACAGGAATCCTTCCGCATAATCCGTGCTCTTGCGGTAGGCGAACGGTGTGGCGGACAAGAATAGAACCTTGGCCTGATCTCTCTGGCGGATCTCGTCTTCTAGAAACTGGATATCCCTTAAGAACATCGCCATATCGTGGCGGTATTCATTGTGGAGATCTGCAGCTTCCTTGGTCTTGCCCTGGGCCTTCAGATCCTCGATGGCGACCTTTGTATCGTTGAGCGCATCGAGGCGATCCTTCATCATCAGGTTGGCACGCGCATACGTTGACTTGTTCGTTACGGCGCGGAAGGCTTGCAGGGATTTGGTCGGATTGCCTGACTTGTTCTGAGATAGACTATGCGCCTCGTCGGCAATCACGAAATCCCAGTCTCGCGTGGCCAAGCTGGCGTTCTCTTCCAAGTTGGCATAGGTGGTGGCGACAACGCCTTCTCCCGCCGTCTTGGTGTTTTCCAGGCGCTTGATCGGAAGATTGATGATCTCCCCGGTCTTGACCCATCCATCCAAGATACCCTGCGAGGGGGCCAGGATCAGGATGTTGCCCTTTCCTGCTGCAACCTGACGCTTGATGAAGCCAGCACCCAGGAAGGTCTTTCCGGTGCCTGTTCCGTTGGTGAAGAGGAATCCCTTCTTGCCGCTTTCGAACGCTGTTTCAGCGGTGAGGATATCGCGCTGGTTGGCTGCGATGACGGTCGGGAGTGTCGCCTGGATGTTCTCAAAATCACCAAGCGTCACAGGGATGAGGTCCGCCTCGGCCTGAAGCTCGGCTTCAGACTTTACACGGGCAGGAGTGATAGCATCTTTGACAACTGTTTTAGCTGGGACTTTGTGAGCGGGATCTCCTTCGACGCCAACATCACCGCCTCGTCCACTGTCTCCACGTTCGGCAGCGCTCCCTCCAAGTCCAGATCCTGCCTCTCCCTCTTGAAACGGGAGATCGCTTGGTTCTCCCAGAGCAGCGGCATTACCAGAAGGTACGCCCGTGCCACCGACAGGTCCGATTCCTTGGCCACCTTCCGTTCCTCCCGGTTGAGTTGGCTGACCATATCCTCCTGCTGGAGCGGGAACATTTGCTTGGCCCAATCGGTCTGCAGCGGCACCGTCTCCGCCAGCTCGTTCCACAAGGTCGGGTCCATTTGAAACATCGGCTTGCTCCTGCGCAAAGAGATTGGCAACCGGCTGGTTGTCGGCCAGTTCCTGGGCGCGCTTTACAATCGACTCAAGCGCGGCTTTCTTGGTGGTGGACTTCTTGGGAGGATACCCGACAAGCTGCGCCAAGACCAGAGCATCAGTCTTGCGGATGACCTTATCTTTCGAGATCTGATCGACCAGTGCCGAAACGGCAGCAACATCAGTCTGGGCATCGAAGATCTGGGTTGCATAGTCTGAAACGATGGCGTTGACCGTTGTGCCCGAGGATTGTTCGTAGGCTGCAACGGCGCGTTCCATACGCACCTGGGTCGGAATCGAAAGGGCCGGTGGTGGAGTGACCGGCCCTTGGGGAGATGGAAGTCTTGGTTCTTGTTGAGGCGGTGGCTGCTGCCACAAGAAGTAATTTGTCTTGTCTTTCTGTTCTTCGACATAGCCACCCGGCTTTATATCATCTCCTTGGATTTCGACCGTCGCCATGTTGACGATATAGCGAGACTTCAGGCCAGGATAGCGCGGGCTGACAAAGGGCTCCTTTGGCTCCCGCACAATGTTTCCAAGCATCTTGAACTGTGTCACGCCAAGCTCTTCTTCAAGAGCACGGCCAACCGTCGTGGCTGGATCTTCGCCTGGAAGAAGTTTTTCAGAAACAGCCTGAAGGCCCTCGCGGCGCACCACGCGCCCGTCCTTCATTTCCTGCCGGTCTTCCGTGAGACGCATCCGGCCTTGGCCTGGAATGTTGGCATAGACATCGATGCCAACCACGTCCGCCTCACGAATAAGCTCGCCGTTTTCAACGACGAGCCTGACTTCACCATCGGCTATTTCTTTGCCTGTTTTTTCGAGAGATCGTGCTTGATCTTTACCGTAGAGTTTCGGATTGACGCCATGCTCCAGAAGGACAGATCGATACCAAGCCCCAGGATCTGCCCCTTCCGGAAACTCTATTTGTCGGCTTCGTCCACTGGGAAGGCCACCGGCACGCTCGGCGCGTTTCGCTTCAATTGCTCTTCGCGCTTCCTCAATGCCTCTTGCCATACCTCCTTCGAGAACCGGGGCGGCCACTCCAGCTTGCGATCTTCTAAGTGTCCGAAGTGTGGTGGCTTCTTCATCTAACTCTCCCTTCTTACGGAAGTTATTATACGCTGATTCATTGACAATCGTCAAAGGAACATCTGAGTCTTTCACAGCCATGACGAGCGGAAGTTCCTTGTAAGGAACTTCCGTATCAAACAATATGGCGGTATGCGCAATTTCTGCATAGGATTCAAAGCCGTTCGAGAATCCCTTATGGGTTTTCAGTGCGTCGTTCAGAGGCACCCAGCGGTTGACTTTCTTGGCTCTATCCACAGCCCTATCAATGGCCAGCTCGGCACGCACGGAAACACCGATCAAAATGATTCGGTATCCCCTCTTTTCAAGAGCATCAAGTTCTTCCAGTGCTCTTTTGGGATTTCCAAGGGTGCGGTCCAGAACGATGTCATAACCACCGTTCATGGCACGGTCGCGCGCCCGCTTGAAGATATGGCTGGATTCCTCATGCACAACGCCAGCGGCGCGACCATCACCTTCATCTAGGATCTGTTGATATTCCGGAATCCCATCAAGGTTTTTCTCTTTCTCGCCTGTCTTGAAACCATCAGGATCGAGAAACACAAAGTTATCATCGATGTATCCAGCCTCTTCCAAACCTTGGAGAACGGTGCCTTTTCCGGATGCTGATCCACCGCCCATGACATAGGCGATAGGACGATACCCTGATGGTTTTTTCCCTTCAAACCTCTGCTGGATCAAACGCTCGCGCATGGCTTCGCGCTCTGGCGAGGTGTCTTGATTCTCTTTCTCGTTGCCCCAATGGGATTTCAACAACGGATGCCCATCTGGCAATGTCTTTGGAATTTGGGGAAGACCAAAATTCGGAGCATCGATATCGACAGGAGGCGGAGGCTCTGGAACCTTTGGAGTTTCCCCCGTCAATAAGGTCGGATTCTTATTCAGGAGATCCATCAGATAGGATTGGGCCTCTGGCACCATCATACCTTCTGGAACAGGCTTACCCTCGACCAGCGCCTTGCGGATCGTGGATGAACTCATTCCGTCGCCTTCATCACGAGGCATGGCTAGATAATAATAACCCTCGTGACTTGTGCCTGGATCACCCTGATAGGCAGATGGGTACATAGGCGGGCTTCCGGGCGCCGCATCTTCGCCCGTCACATTGATGACATTTGAACCGTCTTGGTAATTTTCCATCGCCCAATTGGCAAGCTGCGTGCGCTTGGGCTTTCCCTCCATCTGCTCGACTTCTAGGGCCGGTCCAGTTTCCACAACAAACCCGGCATCGTTGGCCAATTGAAGCCGAGCCATTGCTGCGCGATCTTCTAGGGGATAGGCACGATCACCCAGCTTGTCCTTGAGCAACTTGTCTGGCGTTGGAGCGATAACGACGCGCGAGACGCTATACCCCTTTGTTTTCAAGAAGGACACGGCATTGCGGATGGCTTGAGCATGCCCCTCATGGATCGGGTTGAAACTCCCTCCAAAAACAACAGTTAGAGGCGTGTCGAGAGGTGGCCCTTTTGCGATTGACGGATCTGCAGCCTGATTGACGGCCTCTGCGGGCGCTTGTTCTGGAGCAGCAGCGCCTTCCTTTGCCAGCGGCGTGCGGCGGACCTGTCCTGTCTTGGTCTGACGCAGAAGGCCCTCGTTGATGGCCTCAAGTTCCAGTGTCTCGATCTGGCTTGTTGTGGCGCCAATCAGGCCAGCCCATTCCTTTTGAGGGGCTTTGCCAGCAAGAACACTGCGGAAGGCGGCCCGCATGTCCTGTGTCGGCGGCTCGTCTGCAAACAGGTCGAACCCAAGCTGACCTGCCTCAACGGCGCCCTTGCGTTCCTTCTGGCTGGCTTGTCGCCCAGGTACAAACTTGGCTGCGAACTCTTCTGTGTTGATATCTGGAGTGGTTTCAGACGTTGCTTCTGGAAGACCGCGCGTTCCAACTCTGCGTTGTCCAGGGACAATTTTATAAAGGCCGAACGCCATTTCCATTGCGCTGTCAGCAGTAGGAAAACTTTCAGGAGGCGTTCCTAAATGTGCAACACCGCCAACTTTAATTGCACTTCTGGGAACCCCACCTTTTGCCCAATCAAAATCGGTATTGAAATGGTAGGGTTTTCCATCTTCAATTACCTCAAGTCCAAATGTCCCATCAGTCCTTCTCACAGCCCTATAAGTTTGCGATGTTTTTGTACCATCAGAATAACTTGTTTCTAATGTTATTGATTTTGATCCATCTTCCTCTGTAACAATTTGTGATGTCTGAACAACGGCGCCCGCTTCAAGATTTGGATCTCTTACGTCTCCAGCTTGCTGATCAAGCGCAACGCCGCCTCCGTCCACTGCGGATTGAGATCCCGTTGTCCCATCCCCAGCAGCAAGCCCGCCGCCAACGCCTGCGCTCTCTGCGAGGGTATCTGTGATGTCTGCTGTGAGGTCTGAGACTTGGCCTGAGATGACCCTGTTCGCGCTGATGTCGATGATTTGTTGGGGGGTTGTTGCATCTGGAATTAAGCCTCCGCTGGAGTGTTTCTTAGCCTCTGTCGCATAGGATATGATGAACTCTGTCATGCCTTTCCGGCTGATGGGCCGGGTCAGGTTTTCATTATAAAACGCCCTCACGACCATTTCAGCCAGCGGTGAGATCCGGTTGACAAGATCCTCCTGGGCCAAGGCGTCGGCAATTGTTTGCTTGGCTTGACGCGCGTGCGAGATAAACAGGGCGGCCTCGACAATCGAGGGCGTGACATCGAACTCTGCATCCGTTTCACCGTTGGCAACGGCCTGCTTCAAGGCGAGGATCGGACCAGCGGCATCGCGCAAGGCACCCGTGATCGCTTTGATGTTGTCATCCTTCGATTCCAACATGATGTCGAGCAGGCGCGGATCTTGATAGGCTTCGGCAAGGACGGCGCCCGCCAAACGCAGATCGCCTGCTGGGGTCAGGATTCCGTTCTGTGACAGGGTACGCATTTCATTGGGTGGAATGGCGGCCTGCATGAACGACCGCATAAATTCGCGGTTGCGCTCACTGGTAAATTCTCCACCCTCGTAAAGACGCATTATGTCGGCGCCCGCTGCCGCCGCATCCCGGCGCCCAAGCTCCGATGGCCCCATGGCCTCAATGGACGACCGATTGGACAGATCTGCAAACTTCACAAGTTGCTCGGGCGTAACGCTCGGATCTATCTTGAAAACAAGCGCTGGCTCTCTGAGTTTTGCAATGGCCTCGGCGCCACCCGGCTGCGCAGCAAAAATCGCCCGTGTCCGTTCAGCAACCGCTGCAAGCGCTGGATTTCTATAGACCTCAAGAAGCGCTTCCATCCGGCTATTTCCGGAAATCGTTGTGCCGCGCTCTTCGATGGCTGGAGATCCAACATCTGACGACCGTGATGGCATGGTACGCAAGGCATCGTAGTTTGCACCCATGTACTGGATCTTGTTGGCGCGTTCTTTGAGGTTTACATCACGCCCCTGAATATCGCCTTTGGCGGCAACTGTTTCACCGGCCTCGACCCACTCGTACTTACCGGGTATGGCCATCGATCCATCCGGCGTGACAAGCTCGGTCGGAAATGCGCCTGCTGGCGTTGCCAGTCCCTTGATCGGCTCGCCAACGCCGAGGTCAGCAGAGGACCGTGCTGGCTTTCTTGGAGCAGGTGGGGCGGCCTGCTGTGCTGCTGGAGCTGCCTGCGTGGGTGCGGCCTGGACCGTTGCTTGTGCCTGCGCCTGAGTCGGCTGTGCTGTTGGTGCAGGAGCTGCCGGAGCTGCTGGTTGTGCTGGAGCGGCTTGGGCAGGTCCACCAAAGCCAAGAGCCCTTGCCTTTTGGACGCCAATCGCACGCTCGTCACGAACGGATTGGCGGGCTTCCCTAGAAAACGCAAACTGTCCGCCCTGCATCAAACCGCCAAGAATCGCGCCAATCGCACCGTTCTCGACAACGCCGTCCATAAGCTCGCGTTCAGGATCGTGGATCACTTTGGCCAAGTAATTCTCGCCAAAGGTTTGAAATGACTCTTGCCCGCCCTCTTCAGCCATCTGCACGAGCGTTCTGTAAACATAGCCGCCACCCTTGCGCTCCATCATGCGCGCAATCGGAAGAGCTTCAGTAGCGCCCAAGAATATGCCACCAGCAAAGGCTATAAATTTTCCAAGTTCTTCAGATCCTCGAACGCTTATATCTCGCCCTTCTTTGAGAGATTTCATGGCCTCATTGAAGGTTGACGATCCTTCCGCGAGCGCGCCGGTTGTTGCAACGAACGTCGTTAGAACTTTATTAGAGGCGCCCATGATCTTTAGGATGGCGCCAGGACCATAAAACCCGATGGCTGAACCGGCGCCACGCGCCAGCTTCTGGCTGAAATCCGTCTGCCGCTCCTTATCGCCTGGGAACAGTTCGCGCGCCTTGTCCTGTATCCATGCGCCGAACCGCTGGACGGAATTGTCTTCCGGGGAAATATCGGCGCCCATGAGGCGGCCAGCAAACCCGGCACCAATGCCAGCGCCTTCGACAATGCTACCGGCCAACTCCTGAAGGCCGCCAGCGACATTCTGTGTCGTTGACTTTGTGAGGGTCATCAGCGGCGGTGCTTTCGTTTCTCCGCTGACGACTTTCTCTAATCTCTGCTGCTCGGTTTCAAGTTTTGGTTGGCGCTTTTCATACCAGTCCAGCCATTCCTTTGTGCTTTTCAGTTGCGGTGGAAGCGGCTTTCCACCCGTCATCTCGTCCCAGATCTGAAGCGACCGGCGTGCGTTCTCGATGTTCTTTACGTTAGCTTCCTGGGCGTACTTGGCCTTGCCAGCCTTATCTTCATAGTAAGCCTTTGTGGCTTCAGGGGATTCATAGCCTGATGCCGTCCTTTGATACCATTGCCGCAGATCTTCAGGCATGACATTGCTGCCATCCTTACTGTCCGCAATTGCCTTCTGCTCTTCTTGCTTGCGGGCAACAGATACATCCTGTTCGAGCTTCGCAACTGTGCCGTTATCCTCAAGCGCCTTGTAGGCGTCTGGCTTTTCCTGCTCACCTCCGGTAACGTCGCCAAATAGATTTGGCATAGAAAATGTCGGCTGATCTGGACCGCCAACGAATTTCATAGCCTCTGCATAAAGCTCGTCATCGGTTTGATACTGAGACTCAGGCTGCGGCGCGAGGTCAATTGCAGGTTCTGCATTCTCAACCGGAGGCAGAGGCTCTTTTGTTACGGTCGGTTCTGGTTTGGAAAATCCACCACCTGCAGCCTGCTCGTCACCTGGGAGTTTCGCCATTATGGATTTCCTTGATTATTAGCCTGAGTCTTGGCGAAAGTGCCTTGCCCAAATATGCTATCAACTACAGGACCACGCCTTGCAGGATCGAGCTTTGCCCAATCTATCAAGGCCACATTCGGACCAGACCGCATCGCAGATTCGCTGAGATTTGCGATTTGCTTATTCATTACTTCATTGTTCCATGGAGAGATGGCTGGACGCGGCTCCAGATAGTCTGCGGTTGGCGCCGCCATGAAGCCATCAGAGAGAGATGCTGCCTGATAGGAAGCAAAGTCGCGCATATCGCCTTTGGTAATCTCTTTGCCTTCAGCCAGCTTCTTGACAAGACGCCCTCCAGCACTTGCCTTTTCTGCATTCTTGATCCGATAGTCGATGGCATCATCAAGAGCTTGAGACGCATAAGGACCGTACATCTGTTGAGCGCGAGCTGCCCCGGCTTCAAGAGCTGCCTTGACATCCTTGCCTTCAATCTTTGAGAAATCATCTGGAAGGATCGACATCGCTTCCGCCTTTGTAATGGCGCGGCGCGATGTTTCTGGAACACCAATGCTTGCTTGATGCTCCATGCGTGCCTTTACGATGGCGGTCATGTCCTGACCCATCAATCCAGACACATCGACTGTTTCTCCAGGCGCCATGCCGCTTTGAGCTGTCGCCGCAGATTGCTGCAAGGCTGCGACATCACGGACATGCTCGCTCTGATCTGATGCGGCAGCGAGATCTGTACGCCGCAATTCCTTTATATTGTTTACTTCCTTGTTGATCTGACTTGCGACCCAATTCTTATTGACGGCATTGTCGCCATCCACTGTTGTTCCAGAGACCTCATTGACGCGCGCATCAAGCTCTGCATTCGATAGATCAGAAAGTGGCTTGCCATTGCCGATCTTCAACTTTTCACCGTAATAAAGACGCTGACCAGTCTTTGCTGCCCAATAGGCGTCCGCGCGCTTTGCTTCGATCTGATAGCGGCCAATCACGCTTCCCTCAAGTCCAGCGGCCTTCATAGATTCAATGCGGTCTTGATCTAGCTCTGGATTGCTCTGCCCCTTCATGCGGAGCTGGACATCGCTATTGAGCGCATCGTGCATGTTCTGCAAGGCTGTCGTGTCTCTTTTTATTGCCTCACGCCTGTATTCATCTTCAAGATTAGCAAGATCAAGGTCGCTCATATCTCCATAAAGGGAGTTGAGGCGGTTGAAGCGATCCATGTCTTCCGGAGAGACATCAGATTCTGGCTCTGCGGCAGCGTCCGTCATGGTGTCAGACTTCAATCCAGCGTATTGCGTCAGACCGCGCTTTGCGACTGGAACCGGCCTTCCTTCTCCACCGCTTGGGCCACCTTCCGCCATCGTGCCTTCGCGGATGGCCTTGACGACTTCTATTGCTTCATCAGGACGGCGATGGCTTGAGCGCGTTATCTCACCGTGACCAACAACATCTTTGCTTGGATCAAACCCGTACTTATCTGCCAGAGATAATGATAGGGAGCGCGCCGCCGCAATCTGCTTTGGATTGGGGCGCTCATTCGGGCGCGTCATAATCTCGATGCCAATCGCGGAATCGTTGGTCAGATCCGGACGACTACCATTGCGGCCCTTACCGATGTGGTTCATGCGAACTTCATCTGGAGCCCATGCGTAGACCTCACCATTCTTGTCGATATAATAGTTCGCTCCGGTATTGGTCTTATTTGACCAAGATCCGTTGCCATCCATTGTATCTGAGCCCCATGTCTGGTGGATGGCTATTCCATTGATCCGTCCCTCGCGCGGAACACCGACTGTTCGCTTTAATGGCGGCTGCTTGACTTTGACATCGACATCAGGAACCGGAATAGGGCCAGTCGTTTTGATCTTCTTGCGCATTTCACGCAAGAATTTAACGTCATCAGACCCGCCTTTCGGATCAAACCTGTACTTCTTTTCAAAATGGAGTTCCCTTAGTTTTTTGCGTCCTTCCATAATGGCTTTTGTTCCAACGTCAGCGGGTACAGTTCCCTGACGGACGGCTTCATTTATCGTTTCTTCTTGATTTCTCCAAAGGTCTGCTACGTCTTCTGCCGTCGTTCCTTCTGTTCCGGCATAATTGTAAACCTTCTGGCTGGATGTGATGAAGTCCGCGTTGAACTTCTCCTTTTCTTTCTTCTTGGCCCAGTCGTGCATGCCGTCCAAGGCAGCATTGCCACGGCCCTCCCAGCGCGCGTTCCACTCCCTTGCAACATAAGGATCTGAAAAGCTGGAAGCACGCCTCTGACGCAAAGCAGCATATTCCGCAGCAAAACGTGTCGGCGCCGTTGCGGGATCGTCGTCGTTATCATACTTACGCTTGAGCGCGCGGGCTTCCGCATCCATCGCCGCATCGTTGTCCATCAGTTCGAGCGTGTCTTTGCGCTTCTTTTCTTCCGCGCCGATCTTGGTGACGACTTCGCCGGTCTGCTGGAGGGCCTTGCCCATAGCCGCTTGACCCTTGAAGGCGCCAGACATATCCATCTCGCCAGCACTGATAACTCTTTGGACGGACCCGTAGGACGCCTGTCCTGCCGCCGTTCGTGGATCAGGAAGTTTCGGCATGGGTTTTATCCCCTCAATTTGTTAAAGACGCCCGAGGAATAAAGGCCGCCAAGAGTCTTGCCTACGCCACCCAGGGCATCCGCTACAGCAACACCCTTTTCACCCTTGTATTTCGCATTGGCGGTCTGCACGCCAACAGATGCCCTGTTGCGATAATCCTGGGCCTTCTGGGCACCCTGACGGTAGATCTCGCCCTCGGCTTCCTTGCCCGCAGCACCAAGGTCGGCAATGATGTTCAGGGCAGATCCGCCCGTCCCGCCGCCGCCCGCTGCCGCAACGGCGCGTGCGCGATCCTGTACAGCCTGGGTCTTGCGCTGCTGCTGCAGAGCTTCACGCTGGGAAACGGCCTGCTCTTCCGCACCCTTCTGCTTCATCATCTCGCCTTCAGCCTTTGCGGCGTTCAACGAGGCTTCCGCTGCAGCACGCTGCGCTTGATATTGTGTTGCCGTCCCATAGAGCGACATGCCCGCCCCGACGATGGGGAGCAGCAATTCAAGTCCGGTCGCATAAACGATCATTCCAATGTCCATCGCCACACCTCATATCCGTTCAGGACTTCATCTGTTTTCTCAAACCCCAAGGCTTTCAAAAGCCGTGGCGCATTTCCGTATTGAGCTTCATCGCACGTCACATAAACCGCTTCACCAGCGCGCCGCAGAACTTTGCGAGCGGCACGAATGACCGACAATCCCGTTTCCTTATCAAGCGCGCCCTTGACATCCAGATAGCCCCACGTCCGATCATCGTCGCGAATGAGGCCGCCCATGGCCTTGCGCATGCCATCGACCCACAGGCACTTGCCCTGATAGCGATCCGAGGAATAAAACTTCATGTAGTCGATCATGTCCGCATCGCGGATGATTGGTATCATCAGAGCCCCCGCTCGTTGGTTTCTACCGAGATCACCAGTCCCAGGAAGGTGCAGGGATAAGGCGCTGCCACTTGCAGGCAGACCCGTGAATCCGTGTCCCAGTACCCAGGAAGGGAGAACCCGATCTCATCGTGGATGGTGTAGACGGTCGTTGCAGATTGCGTGCGCCCGCCCTTGATCAAGCTCATCTTGCGCATCGTGTCGAAATCCGACCCGAATGAAACGGCATCCCGGTGAACATTCTGCATCAGCAGAGATAGTTCCCCGATCCGCTTGCGCTGCAAAAGAGCCGTTCCGCCAAAGGCGCCATGCGCCAGCTTGCCGGTCTTGTACTTGGCGGTGTAGCCCAGACCGACAAACACATTGAGATATGATCCCCCAAGAGAGATAACCCCAGACGTATCGGCTGAAAGTCCCGTCAAGGGGTACATGAGGCCGTCCGATAAAAGCGTGCCCCATCCGACCAGATTGGTGCGCTCGGCCAGCCACGCCGCCGTCACGCTCGATACAGGGCCTTCTGCGAAGATCCCGGCATCCGCCATCTTGGTGATGGTGGCACCTTGGGCCTCGGAGCGCAGGTTGAGCTTTTCGATAAAGCGCAGATTTGGCGTTGGCGCTGGATCTCCAAGAACCTGCAATTCCGCTGTTGTGCTGGTCGCTGGAATTAAGAGTGCCCGCTTGATGATGCCGTCGAACGAATAGGTGCCATCATCGGAATGTCCGAATACGACGAGCGAACCAGATTGCGGGATGGTCGGCATGGTCAAGGACGTATCTGCGACCGCAGATCCACCATCGACCACGAGACGCGCATCATCCGCTGTGGCGCTTGCGGCAAGCTCGAATGCCGTATCGAGCGTCCATGTGCCGCCGTCAATCGAGGCTTCAACCGTTCCGTTGTTGATGATCTCATAGCGCAGATCGCCGGAGGTGTCAGAGCGCAAGAAGTGGACATCATCGCCGCCGCTATCGATGCCGAATGCGGGGCCGGTGTTTTCGCTTCCCAAGCTGCCAGAGGCTAGCGCGTCATACTGTTTTGCCTCCACATACAGCGTGGCCTGGGTTTCATCCCATGGGACGTTGGTCAGGGGCGTATTGTAGGAATCCCCAACGCGCGATCCACCAGTTCCATCCCATGAAGTCGGCATGTATGACGATGGGCGCAGGCGTCCCGCTTCAAGCTGGGCGCCCCAGATCAGAGTCTTGAGGCCCGTTGATTCGTGAACCGGACGACCAAGGGAATCTATCGTAGGTTCCGCAGAGTTCGTTATATAGACACGCATCAAGGCTTGCGTATTGGCTTGCGCTCCAACGAATGAAGATGTTGATGTGCCAGATTCCGTTAGTGTTCCAAAGACTGCATTGCCATCTTCAAAGGAAACTGTTGCAGAGCACGATGCAGAGAATGCAGACGATACGGAGATCAAGGACACAAACGACGCACTTGCCGATGCGGGCGACGAGAGCGTTCCAACGCTTGGAACGCCAGCGAAGGTTGACGTTCCAGAAACGGATAAATCAGCCGATGCGGTTGTTTCCCCATTGAACGTCGCCGCTGCAGTGCCAGACGATGCGATTGCGCTACCGCCGCGCCCGAACGATACAGAGGCAGTGTTTGCAGATGTGAGCGTTGACAAGCCGGGATCTACTGGACGAGTCAATTGGATATCATCGAACTTCGCATCGTAGAAGAAACCGGAGGTGTGACTGACCGTCAGAGTGATGCGGACTTTCGCCGTATTTGTTGGCAGCGTTAAATCGCCTGTCTCGTTAAAGTACCATGTGTTCGTTGCGGCAGGTAGATTGGAGACATTTGATAATGTCGAGATCACGCCTCCACCAGAGTTCAAGGCACGCACGGCAACAACTGCAGAATTGTTCGATGTGCCAGACCCATACCAGTACGAGACATTTATCGTCGCAGTTCCGGTCGCGATCTCTCCGGATGTATACATGCCATTGGCGATGATGTCATTGTCTTGATAAAGGAACCCAGCCGATGAAGTAAAGGTTGAGGCCATATATGAACCGTCTGGAACGGGAATCCATGGCGCAAAGGCCGTAACGCTCCATGTTCCAACCGTGTTCGTCCATCCCGTCTTATCGCCTGTTTCGAAACTGCCGTTGATCATATAGTTCGTAGCTGGCGCAGCAGCCACCGGCGCTTCGCCATAGAATGTGCCGCCTGTCGTTCCGGCCATGGTGGCTGCGGCTTTGGTTACTTCACCCGGAAGGAATGCAGCAACAGATGTTCCTGTGCTGCTAAGGGATGCTGGTGGAATGCTTGCAAAACTGACTGTTGCGCTCCCCTGTGCTCTCATGGCTCCAGGCAACGAAACCGTGATGTTGGCCATGATCCAAACGCGCGACCATCCCAGCGCATAGGATTCAACGCCATAGTCCGTGATCGTGATCCCATCAGAAACAGATTCAAGCGTCATTGCGCCCGTGCCAGTGCTGAAGTTCACAAAGTAATAATCGTTCTCAGGCGTGATCAGCGACAGACCAATAAACGGAGCATCAATTGTTTTGACGTGGATGCTGAGATCCCAATACCCGTTCGGGCCAACAAAGACGCGCTCGATGTAATGCGGAACAACGTCAGAACCGGATTCTGTAAACGTCGCAGCTTCCGGAACCTGGGTTGGATCGAGATCAGGATAATACAGATCCTCACCAGCATAAGCCCAACCAATGGTTGAATTTGATTTGGTATAGAAGTCGTTGAAATTTTTTCCGCATGGCAGATAGGTCTGGCCATCTGGCTCAACGCGCATGCCTTCCAACACACCAGCGGAAGTCCACTGATACGGCATGGTCATCAACGCAGAGCCTTCCGTCTTGACGTAGCGCGACATCTGGCCTTGCTGGGTTTCGATCACGGGAATGCGGTTGACCTGCACGCCCCAGAGCAGAAGTCCGCTGGAATCGTCTCCAACATAGAAGCTCGACTCGGACTGGTTATACATGCGGAAGTAGATCATCGAGTCCGCATTGCCCGTCAGCAGCTTGAGAGAATAGCGATACCAGCCATCACCGGCATCCTCAGATGTGAGGGCGCCATTTCCACCAAAATCTGAGTAATCCCCGGAATAGGGCTCGTAGGGATAGGACCACGCCCACACATAATCGTCCGCAGGCAAGCCCGTATCAAGATACAGGTAGTCCTCGACATAATCATAATTGTTCAGCCAGTAGGTGCTGCCAACTGCATGATTGAGGCCATAACCAGCCTTGAGCACAGTGCGCTCCAGGGGCTTTGCCCAAAACGTCAGTTCAACAAGCGAGTAGATCGGAATGCCTGCAATCGGGATCGACCACATATGATAGCCAGATGCGCCGCCCTGCTCGATCACTTTGCGGGCCGTCATTGTGCCATCCGGCGCCTCGAACATTTCTGGCGAGATCCAGACCTTGTATTTGCCCCAATCGCTTTCTTCCAAGGCTTCAGAATAGGTCACGTAGTTATGAGGCTGGAAAGCAAGCAATCCCGTTGATTGACGCAGCAGCTTTGGATTTGAGGCATTCAATGACGTGCTTGATGCCACATTTGCGTTTGGACCAGAAAGACCTCCCCAACCGTCTGTCTGACCTTGACTGTTCACATCATTCGCTGGCGTTGTCGCGTCAGATACATAGACGGATTGGTCGGTGAAATCCCAGGCCGCAACATCTCCCGTTGCAACTGATGCCAATTCCTCGGCGCCGGTAAAGATCACTTCCTCTTCATTGGTCCGGTCCACCGCCAGATAAACGGCATCCTCGGTATCTCCGGGCAGCGTGCAGACCGATTCCACAACGCCGTTGGTGACGAACCGCGACCACCCCTCGACGCCCATGTTCTCGGCATATTCATAGATCAGAAGCGCGACTTGGCCATCCTCGCGCACGCACCAGATAAACGTATCCGGCTCGCGGGATGCCGCCAGTTCGACAATCCCATCGCCGCAGATATCTCCGTTCATGCCGGTCATGTCTTTGGCGGTGTAGTCTTGATTATCGACCGAATAGAGCAGGGTCTGGATCGTTTCGCCGGAGCGATGGACAAAGACCCCACGGCTGTCCACCTTGACCGGGGAGACGTAGGAACCGCCAATCGTCGCTGCGTCCTTGACCGTGATCCCGCCCGGTGTCAGGGGCTCATCGAAGCTCGGGGAACGCGCCGAGGCAATTGAGCCCGTGGTGCCGATCAGAAGTCTTTGCAGGGGCAAAAACCAGTTGATCTGAGAAACCTGTCCGCCCGTCGCAACTTGGCGCTCGATGGTGGACGCATCGGTCGTTTCCAGATCATCGAAGCTATAATAGTTGTCGGAGACAGAGCCCCAGAACGTATCTTGTCCGCCCCACCAGAGCCTGCCATCGAACAGAGCCACCGCACTTGGCCAGCCATTGTAGGATGACCACGCACCGATCTCCCAGGTCGATGTGATGGTGGAGGAATTAAAGGGCTCTAAGACTTCAACATAAACATCTGTTGGTGAATTGTATTGATAGATACGCGCTACACCATATCCGGAAAAACCGGAATACTGCACGTTTACAGTTGCTGCTCCAGACGTATAGGCCCCGTCGATAAATCCAATCCGCATGTAGGCTATGATATTGTTGTCGTCCTGCTGGCCGACATGGGTCACGGTCTTGTTGGAGGTGAAGGTCGTGGCGCTCGTGCCATCGTCATAGTTGTAATCGAGGAAGTCACCCTCGACGCCGGTCAGAGACCTCTGCAGGCGCATGGTTCCAGACCATGTTCCGCTGGTCGAATAGGAAAACGTGCGGTCGTTGAAGTTCTCGCCCTTGATCCCACGGATCGTGAACACGTCGGTAAATTCACCATTTCCCGCAAGCTGGACCGTCTGATTGAGGCGGTCATGGTAAAGGCGTACCAAAGACCCAACCATGGCCGGTGTGAAGACGGGGCTTGTGGCCGTCAATGTGACGTTTCCATGGGTTCCAAGTGGCGTTACGGAGACGCCATCCGGTGCCGTGATGAACGGGCCATCGTCAGATTGATAAAGCGCCAAGGACCACGAGGTCGGATTGCGCCGCTCGATCTTGCGCTGCTGCCAGTATTTGGAGGCCAGGAAGATCACGTCTGCGGATTGATCGAAACTGATCTCGCGCAGATCCGATTCTGACCAGGGCGCCGTCAGGGTCATCACGCCAGCGGAAGCAACCTGAATGCTGTCCACGATGCAATCGCGCTGCTCGCGTGTGATCAGGCGCACATAATAGGTGCCGGTCGGGGTAAACGAGAGCGAGTGATAGCCGGTATCGAGCTTTGTCTCGTAGATGTAGTCCTGGGCGCCGGAGCTTGATCCGCAGCGAAACAGGACCGGGCCGCGCGTTACCACGATATCGAGCGCATGCTCGGTATTGGCATCGTTGGTCGTCACTGCACGCTCGCAGTAGGCTTCAGATCCGCGCGCATCCGCATCCATGGTAAGAACGCCGCCAGAGATCGTCGCATGCGCGCCGCTGGAAGCTGAAAGCGTCCATCCCGTCGAGGACGAGAAATCGCCATTCGTCACCGTGGAATCCACATCCGCTCGGGTGACAAGGGCATCGTCCACCCAGATGCGCAGGCGCGCGGCGCTCATCTCGATCAGCGCCACATCATCGATATCGCGCACGAACGGGATCAGGCGCACGCGCTCGTTGTTGGGCGTCGATCCGATATAGGTTGTGCCTGGGCGGACCATGCCCTTGCCGACCGCATGGGAGAAGATGTTTTCCTGCACGTCTGCGGCAAGCCGGGTGCGCTCCTGATCGACGCGCGCCTGACCGGCATTGGAGTATTCCCCGACAGAGAAGTGCTGGAAGTGGACGTTTTGCTTACCCATCAGCGCCTCCGAGGCTTGATGCCACGCTCATTCTCTTCGACCGAGATCACAAGGCCGAGGAATGTCGCGGGATAGGGCGCTTCGACTTTCAGGCAGACCCGGCTGTCCGTGTTCCAATAACCGGGGAAGGAAAACCCAACTTGATCGTGGACCGTGTAGATGCTGTTTGCCGCGACCGACTTGCCGCCAGAGACCAGCGACATCTTGCGCATGGTGTCGAAATCTCCGCCGAACGAGACCGCATCGCGGTGGGTGTTTTCCAAGAGCAGTCCCAGCTCCCCGACGCGCTTGGGCTGCATCAGGGATACGCCGCCTGGAGGGGCGCCGTAGACGAGCTTGGAGGACTTGTATTTGGCCGTGTAGGCGATGCCGACGTAAACATCGGTGTAGGTGTCGCCCAGGGCGACAACGCCATCTCCATCGGCAGACAGTCCAGTGAGCGCATACTGCGTGCCGTTCTGCGTCACCCAGGCGACCAAGTTGGTGCGGTCGAAAAGATGTGCTGCCGTCACCGACGAGACGGGACCGGCTGCATAGAGCCACGCATCGCACATCTCGTTGGCAGTGCCTCCAATCGCTGCGGAATGCTTGGAGAGCTTTTCGATGTAGCGCAGCGCCGGGACGGACGGCTGCGTCGTTGACATGGTTTCAATGGCGCTTGATGTCAGGACATCCGTCGAGATCAGGAGTTCTTTCAGCCAGAAGTCAGGCCCAGATCCCAACGTCGCTGCATATGTTGGATTGAGAAGTTTGAATTGAGGGCTAACAAGTGGATAATCATTCGGAAGAACCGCAGCCGATGACGATCCAACAGAAACACCGTTATAGTACAGGATGTGGCTCGCCGCTTCAGCCGTATAAGCTATGGCGCGCTCGGCATCCGTCTCTATCGTTGAGGCTTCGATGCGATAGGTCGTGTCATCGCTTGGATCAACGGCACGCAACCCACAAAGCGTTCCATCTGGATCAAGACCGACGATATAATAATCACCTAAATCTCCAAGCGCCGAACCAAACTGATCATAAGCCCAATAAGCGCCTATGTTTGTATCATCAGTTACATCAATCTCAGGATTCTCATAATAGTAGTTTGTTTCCTGCTTGATGTAGAACGACATCTGGGACGTGCTGTAGGGCTTGTCATCAAAATTAAATCCGAACGCATCAGTGTGGTTGTACTGAGTTACACTCATATCAGGAAGTGGATTGACGGCATCTGTTACAAGCGGGGGACCGCCGTAATAATAAGCCGCATAACAATACTTGCCGTCATCGCTCCCCAATGGATCGCGCGTTATAGGTGCTGGAGCCTGCAAATTCCCGGCGATGACAGAGAACGAAAGCGTCTGACTTGTTGCAAACACAGGTTCATAGAAATCCCACGAGGCCCAGCAGAGCCACCAGTTGTTGCCGTAATCATACATGCCATGTTCGAGATTCCGAAACCCGTCCGTCAATGGATCGAACGATCCAAAACCATTTGAAAACGCGCTGCCCTCTTGCCGCACTGCGGCATACGACGTGCCGACTGCAGTATAATTGATAAGCTGAAACTCGTCTGTCGGAGAGGGAAATGTGTCCAGCAATGAGAAGCTGACTTCGACCGTGTTGCCGAACTTGACCAACATCATCGCATAGGCGCGATCACTAAGATCTGGCTCATAGGTTGGATCGGCGCGATAATAGCTTAACGGATGACGAACAATATAGTTTGGAAAAAATGTTTCTGTATCTTGAACCGTAAGTTTACATCCCGTCATCTCTCCAAAAATTGAAGTTGTCTGATCGTAGGTCCAGACCTGATTGTAATAGACTGCATTGTAAAGATATTGACCAATCGTGCGCGCTGCCTTATATGGACGGATACGAATGCCTTTTGTCTTTGTCGTCAGGTTCTCATCGTACTCATAGTTCAGAAGGGCTCTGTGGCGATTGTCTGGATTGTAGACATATCTGTAATCGCGCGCATAATCAGGAACGGTTGCCCCATAATCTCCTGTATTTGCTGCGCAGGAAAACCATCCCCACACATAAACACCGCGTGTACCAAGACCTTGAAATTTGAATGGCTCAATGAGACTTCCATCATTGAGGCGGACGGACATATATATGAGTCCGGTCGATGTAAAATCGATGTAATAACGACGCCATCCATCTCCAAGATCTTCATCCCAGATCTGGTTTACGGTGACAGATGAACCATTTGAGATTTGCGTATCAATGGCTGCGTCTCCGTTATTAAGCTCAACACGATATTCAACAATGGTCGTATCGGTTGTTACTTCCCAAAGTTCATCGCCAGACCAGTCATTCGGTGTACCGTTGACAAGCCCTAGATTGACTTCATCGAACTCACCAGCCTTCATGCAAATCGAATAGATGTTGCGCCGCGTTCCAATCGTTGGAAATCCGTACATTCTGAACAGACAGTAATGATGGGCAAGCGTGCTATCCTCAACGATCTTATCTGCTATCGTTTCGCCGTTTGGGGCAACCGCAACGTCATCACTCAGTGTCACGGCTTGATATTGGAACGAACCCGAAAGATGTGATGAAAGCTGCTCAGAATATGCCATCAAGTTATGATAATTATAGCGCCAATATCCGCCCGGCCTGCGGAACGTACGCGGAAAAACAGCATCGCTTGGTCCAAAACTATCTGTCCTCCAATAGTGCAGCAAAACCGCATCCGGTCCTTGTGGGCGACCCCATTCATCAAGCTGCCCCTGAGAGACAAGGTTGTTTGCAGGCGTTACGGTATCAGAGATGCGCGCCGACTGATCTGTAAACCCCAGAGCGATATACCCACTTGCACCGACTCCGACATATTGACCAAGCCAGGATGCAACTTCGACGGACTGTCCATAATCAGAGCGGTTGACGGCCATGTAGACCGCATCCTCAGAGTCTTCCGGCAGGACGGCAACGCTCTCGACCTCGCCATCGGTGATAAACCGAGACCAGCCCTGAATGCGGTTATCCTTGTCTTCCTGATCGTAGATCAGAATGGCGCACTGCCCGTCGTCGCGCACGCACCAGACATAAGTCTCAGGCTCGCGCTGGATGGCCATCTCGACCACGCCGCTTTCGCAAATGTCCTCGTTCAGTTCGCACAGGTCCGCAGAGCGATAATCGTTATCCTCGAACGAATACCCGATGGCGATCACGCGCAGGCCGGAGCGATGGGTAAACATTCCCCGGCTATCGAGCCGCGTCGGCTGCACATTGGCGCTGCCGAACGTGGATGCGTCCTTGAGCGTGACGCCGCCCGGTGTCAGGAACCCATCTACATCTGAAGCGCGCATCGAGACTTCCGAGCCCGCCGTGCCGATGATCAGGCGCTGCAGGGGCAGGAACCACGCGATCCGGCTTACTTGGCCACCCGTGGCGATCTGCCTCTGGATCGTGGAGGCATCCGTTGTTTCAAGGTCATCGAACGAATAGTAGGCATCCGAGGCAGACCCCCACACATTATCGAGCCCGCCCCACCACAGGCGCCCATCATACAGGCTGACGGCACTTGGCCAGCCATTGTAGGCGCTCCAAGAGCCAATCTCCCAGGACTTGGTGCCGGTGGTCGCGTTGAAGTTCTCCAAGACCTCGACGGAAACGCTGGTCGCAGAATTGACGCCCGTGATACGCCCGACCCCGTAGCCGCTGGAGCCTTCATACTGGACGGAAACCGTGGCAGATCCGCTGGTGTAGGCTCCATCGATGAAGCCGATACGGGTATAGGAAATGACGTTGTTGTCCTCGGCCTCGCCCGCATGGGTGACGGATATATTGCCGGTGATCGTCGTTGTGCTGGAGCCGTCATCGCGGTTGTAATCGAGGAAGTCTCCGTCCTCTCCGGTCAGGGAGCGCTGCACGCGCAGCGTGCCAGACCACGTTCCGGTGATCTGGTAGGAGAACTGCCGGTCGTTGAAATCCTCTCCCTTAACCCCGCGCACGGCGAAGATATCGGTATAGGTGCCATCTCCGGCGAGCTGCCATGAGGCATCGAGGCGGTCATGGTAGAGCCGGATCAAAGAGCCGACCATGGTCGATTCAAAGACGGGCTTATCAGATGTGATCGTCGTATTGCCGAATGTTGATCCAGGCGTCAGACTGGCACCTTCGACCGGCGTCCCCTGGAACGGGCCATCATCGGCATAGTAATAGACGACCGACCACGATCTCGGGTTGCGCCGCTCGATCTTCAGTTGCTGGAGATTGCGATTGGCCAGGAAGATGATGTCGGCGGATTGATCGTAGCGAAAGCTGCGGAGCTGAGAGGTTGTCCAAGGAGCAGGGACGCTCATAACACCGGCTGTTTCGATCTCGATGCTATCGACCGCGCACAAGCGCGGGTTTCGCGTGATAAACCGGACATAGAAATTAGAGTTTGGTGTGAATGATAGAGAATGCCACCCAGCATCCAGGGATGTCTCTGCGATATAATCCTGCCCACCAGACGTAGATCCGCACCGAAATAGAACCGGACCTGTCAGGACAATGATCCGCAAAGCATGCTCTGTTCCGTAGCTCGTCGTGGAAACAAGGCGCTCGCAATAAGCTGAAGACCCTCTTGCATTCGCGTGCATCTGAAGGACGCCGCTACCTATAGATGAAGACGCTCCACTGGATGCAGAAAGCGTCCATCCAGATGATGACGTAAAGTTTCCAGATGCCGATGGAATTGAGCAATTGACCGTTGGCCGTGTGACCAACTCATCATCAACCCAAACCCGGAGCAGGGCGCTGGTCAGTTCAAGCAGCGCCACGTCATCGATGGAGCGCACGAACGGGATCAGGCGCGCTTGATTGTTACCAGACGTTGCACCAAGATATTTGAGGCCGGGACGAACCTGTCCGTAGCCGATGGAATGCGGGAAAAGGTTCTCCTGGGTTTCTGCCGCCAAAGGCGTAATCTCTAGATCTGCACGCGCCAGACCGGCATCGGAAAACTCACCGACGTGGAAATGGGCGATATGGGCATTCTGTTTTGGCACGCCTTATCTCCACCAGGGTCTGCCGGTATAGGTGCGAGATCCAAGGCGCGATTGCACGAGACGGCCAGGGGGCGGGCGCATCGCGGGCTGGTTTAGCGCGTCCTTGGATCTCGCGTCTTTCATGGCGCGGTCACGCAAATCCTGAAGCTGTCCAAGCTGTTCTGTTGGCATTGCCGTCAGGTGTGGCGCAACACGCCACGCCAATTCATGCTGCACGAATAGCTCATAGGTGCGCGGCCACTTGGATGTGTCCCCGCCATAGGAGCTATCGTTGGAAATAAACGACACGTAGAGCGGATTGACATCCGCCAGCCAGTATCCCCCTTCATCGACGTACTGCTCCAGCGTCGGGTCCATGTATTCGTTGCCGCCGATGGCATTGAGACGCACGAAATCGCTCGGCTTTTCGAACGCATAGACCCAGCCAAATTCAGGGACGACATCGGTGGAGGCTTCCAGAAGGACGGCCCGCAGGGCGAAGTTCCACAACCCTTGCTCAAGGCACCAGCCAAGGGCCTCTTCATACACATCATCGAGCAGGTAGCGCTCTTCCACATCATCCGTGATGGTGCTCAAGCGCCTATTCTTGATGATGCGCAGGGCACCATTGTAGAGCGAGAGTTGGGATGCAGCCATGCGGGCCTCCTATCAGGCGACTTCTTTTTCGTCGGTCGGCATCTTGGGCATGACCAAACCGGCGCTTTTCAAGTAGCGATTCATCTCCTTGATAGCGTCGGCCTCGGTCTTGTGACCGCGCGAAACCTCGCCGCCCTCGTGTCCGATCACCCGCCACTTGGTGGCAGGAAGGAACTCGACGCGCACGACAGGCTTGCCATCGCGATCCAACGGAACGACGGTCGGGATTGTCTTTTCAGCGACCTTGGTGACTTGCGACATAGCATCGGCACCGGCCTTGCCGCCGACATGCGGGCGCGGGATCATATGCACGCCGCCGACTTCGACTTCGCGCACGGTCAGATCGATATCGTAGCCGCCGTTCTCTGCGATGCAGCGCACGATGTCGTACTTCTTGAGCTTGTTGCCGACCGAAAAATGCGACCAAACGACCGGGCGGAATAGATCTTCAAGAGTGATGTTGGGTGGGATCTCGACGCAATAGCGCGTGAACACATAGTCTGCCGTCTCGTTCATCGCCTTTGCTGGGATGTATTTGATTGCCATGGGTCTACCTCTGGGATGACAAAAAAGAGGCGAGGCCCGTAAAGGCCCCGCCCCGTGGAAACGCAAACCAAACGTAACTTAGGTGCTCGTTGCGGCGAACGTCACCGTCGCTGCGGAGCTTGCCGTTACGCCAGAAACAATGCCATCTGCGAACGCGGTGAAGGCACCGGCAGTCGTCAGCTCAACATTGCGGAAGCTATCGCCCACCTTCATGCCAAGGGCAAAGCCATTGTCAATGAAGCCAGATGCAGCAGCCGCTGCAGCCGTATGGGTCGATGAATAGGTCCAGACGTTGCCTGGGCTATCACCGTAGGTCTGGGCGATGAGCTTCGGAGGATTAGTGCTAGAATAAGCCATAGTTCATTCCTCCTTAGCTTGCGACGTATGCGCTGCCGTCGTGGACCATCTTGACCACGCCGGTATTCTGCAACATGACGGCGCCATGATAGAGCGTGGCATTGGTCCAACTGACCTGCTGCTTGCGCTCATAGCCTGCGTCAACCTGCATCTCGGCTACGTTGGCCGCATGGCCAAGCGCATCGGAATGCCACATATAGCAGGACTCACTGGAGCTTGCGCCCCCGGTGAGATTGGGATGGACCATCCAGTTCACACCGGCCCAGCGGCGCATACGGCGCGGCGGACCCGTGAAGGGCTTGATCTCGACATAATCAGCCGAGCCAAACTCTTTGACCTGCAGCATGTACGCCTCGAATGCGGGCGTAATGACTGCGAAGATCTTGTCTTCCTGGGTAAGGTCAACCTCGTTGTTGCCGAGGATCGTGCGCGCCTTGGCAACGAGATCGAGCGATGCAGTGACCGCCGTGCCCGTTGTCTGGGTTGCCGTATCCAGAACATCAATGATGGTCTGATCGATGTCACGATGCAGAACCGCCTGAGACGCCTTCATCATAATGCGCTTCTGGTCGCCCTGATTCGCGAAGATGTCGAATCCGGTCATCTCGAAGGGCGCATGGCGCTCAACGAGCGTGGCGGTATACTGCGTGTTGCTCGTGGTCTTGTAGGGGATCTGGCCATTGCTGCCGCGCGTGACTGCGGATGCACCACCAGAACCAGCGACCAAGAACGTCGCCTGATTGCCTTTGATCAGGGTTTCGCGCACAGTACCGATCTTGAGCAAGGAGTAGTCCTGCTCAAACGAGGCGATGTATTCCTCGCGGTATTGTACGACTGGCACAACAGGATTTCCCATTGTTTTCAAGCCTTTCGCTTTTAGATTGAGGATTTAGATCAAGCCTCTTCATCCGGTTGTCCGCTGAGTTGCACGCTTGCCTCGGGTTGCCCGCTGGGAGGCGGGGCCGCGCTTGTCATGCGAGATGCGGGGCGGTTGATTGTGGCGGTCCTGTCTTGTTAACCAGTACGCGGGGCCGTTCATCGCGCCGTTTCCCAACAGGGCGATCTACTTGGGTTGTCCGCTTGGTCCTGAGAGCAGGGGATGGGGCGCTATCTACAGTTTCGAAAAACTGCAGACAACGCCCACACCGCAGATCTCAGGGATCGTAGTAGCGTGTCCCTTGATTGTTCTTGCCCATCTGACGCTCCAGAATGGCGGAATACTTCTTGTCCCACCCTTCCCGGTAATAGCGGTCGATGTCGGTCTTCATAATCTGCTTGATCTCATCGAGCTGGGTCTGGGCAGTTGCCTTTCCATCGCCCGTCTCGATGCCAGCAGGTCCGTAATAATCAAGGCCGAGGTTGACGATGAAATCCGCAACAGCCGCATTGTTGATCACGGCGTTGCCATTCTCATCGCGCGCCGACATCAAAGCCTGCACCACATCGCGCGGCAGGGGCGAATTATCGCTCTGCTCCAGCACGCGCTTGTAGATCGCCAGATTGGGGCGGAACTCGTCGCCATACTTGGCGCGCAGCGCATCCTCGTTCTCGATGATGAACTGGCGATCCGCCTCGACGCGCGCCGATTGCGTCTCGCTGACCAGCTTTCCGTAGGCATTGAGCGCTGCATCGACCTGGGCCTGCGTGGCGTTGGCGCCGTGCATGGCCTCAAACAAGGTGTTGAGCAGCGGCTGATCGGCCTCGCTCCACTCCAGGCCCTCAAGTGCTGGCGGCTTGTAGCCGTCTGCGGCTTCAGGGATGCCGTTGGCCTTGCGCCATTCTGCGACCTGTTCCTCGGTGGCGTTCTCATCCAGGCCCTTCTTGTACTCGCCGGAGCTGATCTTCTGCTCGGCGGCAAGCCAGGACTGGAAGATCTTGGAGGGATCGGTAAACCGCTCCAGGCGCTTCATCAGCTTTTCATCGCCGTTCGAGAGCTTGGACCGCCAGTCTTTCGGCCAGTCTACAGGGACCGTCCTGTCCTCACCGTCCCCCAAAAGAGAAGACCCGCTTTCGCGGGCCTCTTGGGTGGTTTCTGTTGTCTCTTGAGTATCCCCCCCAAGAGTGTCGGTGGTTTCTGCTGCCTCCTGCGGAGCAGGATCTGCGCCCGTCTCCGGGGTTTTCAGATCGACTTCTTCGCTCATTGTTTGCCTCTAGGTTTGTCCTGAATGATGCTTTCCAAAATCAGGGGATGGTTGAGCTTCATCAATTGAAGCCCGACATAGCGTTTGCCCTCGGCAAACGCCGTTTCACGCTCGGCATCCGACCCGCCAGGACGGAACGACAAATCCGTGTAGTCGCCCGTTCCTGTCAAATACTGCAGATACCGCCACACAGTCTTTTGCTGGCCCTCGTTCGCCTTGCCCTCGTGAAACGACCGAAAGGCCATGACGATGTTCTCGTCCCAATCGGCGGGCTCGTAAGGGTGGCGCTTGGGCCTCCATTCTATTTTCATCTGCGCCTCAAAATTCTATCTACATAGTCAATTTGTTCTGGAGTTGCCTTTCCTACGGATGGATCTCCAGAGTAAATGCGCGCAGCCAATGTCTCACGCAAAGCCTGCTCGTCTTTACCGTAAGCTGTCTCCGCAAATGCCTTCTTCTGCTCCGGAGTTATCGCAAAGGATGGTCGATTTTTTCCAGTTCTCATGTAAATGCGGGCCGCCTCATTAGCAGCTACTGCATTGCGCTCTTCTGGTTTTAAGTTTGAATAAGGATTGAGGATAACTGCATTATCCTCTGCAGCCATTCCAGCAACATGAGGGTTTGATTTGAAGAAGCTATCTTCGCCTGGATATAACTTTTCCCTCATTGGAACACCAAAATTATCTGGTTTTTTTGCCGAAAGAGCACCCCTTAGTTTTTCTATCCCGCTCATGCTGCTGTCCTCTTAGGCGGCGGCAATGCGGGCTGTGCCCCAGGCCCGGAGACCTGCGGCGGCAGCATTGCCTGCCCCACCTGCTGCGATGCCTCTGCGGCCATGCCCGCCGTCTGCGCCATGCCCTGGACCTGCTGCATGGCGCTGGCCATCTCGTGCTGCTGGGCCTTGGCGGCTTCCTCTTCCTCGATCTGGTCGTCGTCCTTGAACCAATCGGACGGCGCGGCCAGACCCTGGATGGCATCCTTCAACGCCGCATCCAGATTGACAGGTATGGCATCGACACCCATCTGCATCGAGGCCCCGATCAATTGCAGGGTTTCCTGATACTGCGAGACGGCCAGACGCTTCTGGTTGTCTTGGATCGGGCTTTCAAACTGCCATGTCACTTCCGCGCCAAGCAGATCTTCTGGAACCTCATCTGAGGGGAAGGCGCCCATGTTGCGCAGGAGCGCGAAGGATTTGTCCAGAACGCGCGAATTGTATTCGACCTCGATGGGCTCAAACAGCGGAAGCAGGTTGCGAATAAACTCCTGCTGGCGAATGCCGACCTCGCGGGCCGTCATCTGATCGGCACCGGCCACCGGGGGAAGCTGGAGCTTGTCGATGAACCACGCCTTGTTCAGCATTTCGCGCATATCCTGGCGCATGCTGAACGCGACGGTCATATTGTTTTCGATGGTGATCGGCTGGACGGCCTCACGCAATTTTCCATCAAATGAGAAATCAGCCCATGTAATGGCACCGGCAGCAAGGTTGACCTCGCGCACGGCTTCCTCGACGGCAACGACCGGAGGATCGACCGACTTTTCGCCCGCTTCCAGAATGATGCGGGTCATCTGCTGCATCATTCTTGCGTCTGGCAAGGCGATGCAGGTTGTCGGGGAATAGGCGTATTGCAGGCCAGAAACCGTGTGCCAGCGCGGAACGATATAGGGGAAGTCTGGCATAGGATACTCTTTGAGCACCTTGCAGTTGTCGGCATCGATATAGACAATGACGTACTTGGCCTTGCGGCGGCCCATGCCTTCCTTGCCCTTGGCGACCATGTCGTATTCATCGGCTGGCATGACGATGCAGCGCATGTTGAACTCTTTGCCGGGATCGCGCTTGGCCGCCTGCTTGACGGTATGATGGACGTTGGCGTCACCGAACCTGCCGATCATCTTGCGCGCCGTCATCTTGTCCTTGCGGTGCAAGTGATCGACATCGCCCATATGGTTTTCAAGCCATGCGCAATCGCGCAGATGGAAGGTGCGATAGAACAGATGATCGCGTGTCACGGATTCTTCGACCGACATAACGGCCTGTCCGAACGTCACAAAATCGTGGTCGGCCTCTTTTGTCGCCCGCACGAACTTTGTGCGCGTGTCGTACATCAAGTATTTCATCTTCGTGACGACGTATTCGAGATACGCAGCATTCATTACATCTGTATCGCGGTCGTCATCGAGGGTCGTTGTCCTGAACCACTGGCGCTCACGCGGTCGAAGCATGGCCGATATCGAGTTTCCAAGTTCCCTGCGAAGAAGGGCTGGATAGGAATCCATCAGATGATCGGCAAAGTCCTCGCCCATGACGAACTCTGACGTGAAGTCTGAGCGTTCGACATAGAAATGCTCTGCTACTTCCTGCCAGAGAGACAACATTGGGTCGCGCTTAGTGAACAAGCGATTGCCCAAGTCAACCAGTTCTTTTGCTCGTGCATCGCTTGCCATGCGGCTAACCTCCTAGAGTCCCAAAGAACCCGCCTGCGGTGTTTCTCTTCTTGCGCTGCTGTTCTTCTGGGGAAATGCCTTCTTGTTGCGTTGCTTGTCCGCCGCCAAGGGCGTTTGTTTGATTGTTTCTTGAGGCAAACCATGTCCTATGGGCTTGCTGCATGTCTGGGTGAAGCAGAACGCCAAAACCCTTATGTCCCTCTTTTTTCAATCTGTTTGCTGTTTCCCAGATGTTGAAAAAATTGCTACCTGCTGCTCCACGGTTCCCTGGGAGCGTTGCCTTTCCGCCCATGATCAGCCTCCTAGCATTCCAAAGAACCCACCCGCAGTATTGCGCGGTCTGGGCAATGGCTCTGCTGGCTTTGAAGATCCTGTTTTCTCTGGTGCTGCGACAGAACTGCCGCCAAGCGTTTGTCCGCTTGTCTGAGATGGATAAAACTTGTTCAGTTTTTTTTCGCTCAGAAGAGGAAACCACTGCTGGGCTTCATCTCTTGTTAGTTTTCTCCCTTCACGCTTCATTCGATTGCCGAGTGATAAATAGTCAAAAAGATTTGCCTTTGATTGTGTGCCATCAGGCAATGTTATCATTCCGCCCATGATCAACCTCCTAAAAGTCCGAAAAAGCCGCCGTTGCCCTGGACCCGCTTTTTCGTTTCTTCCGTGCCATCGTCATAGGGCTGCGATAGGCCAGAAGCTGCTGTCTTGAACAGGCCGCCAACACGATCTCCGGCAGGCGCCTTGGAGTTGGCAAAGCCCATAATCGTGCCGCCAATGGCCTTTCCTAACTGCTTCTTATCTTGTCCGAGCTTAAAGAGGTTCATCATCATCGAGCCAGGATTTACAGATTTGAGCGTGTTAAACGAACTAGCCATGATCAGCCTCCTAAATTGCCAAAGAATGAACCGTATTTGCTGCGCACCTTGTCGGAGTTCTTGACAAACTTGTCCCACTTGGCGCCGCTGGCCCCTCTCTGCTCGCCAAACTGACGGATCGATTCACCCAGCATCATCGGGAAAGCGCCAAAGCCACCGGCTAGGGCGCGCTTCTTGGCTTCCGGATCATTGGAGGATCGCGCATCCATCATCGATTGCTTCATCTTCATGGAGTTTTGCTGCATGTAATGCGCAAAAGAACCCGGTTTTGTTGCCATTCCACCCATGTCAGCCTCCTAGGTTCCAAGCGTGCGGGTGGGTACGGGTTCACGCCAGAGAACCGTCGATATGCGACCTTTTTCGCGTTGCCGCTTTTTCTCGGCATCGCGCTCGGCCTGGGCCAGAGCAACCGTGTTGTCTTGCATGCGGATTGGTTTAGCCTCTGGGATCTCGATCTTGGGCATCTTCGGCTTCTTGAATGGGTTAGCCATCAACGTCGTCCTTTCTTGAGTTTGGAATATCCAACATTCGCGTACCTTTGCCGTGCGCCGGTTGCCTTGCCTTGCAGACGACGAATGACCCCTTCTTGCGCGCTCCAGCACATGACGACCGCATCTCCCTTGCCAGGAGAGCGGCCAATCCGTTCCTTGATCTTTTTCTTGTCTTCCAGCTTGATGCCGTTGGCCGTCACCTCGAATGTCGGAGTTGTTAGATCCGACCGCAGCTCGGCATTGGGCGGCAGCGCAATCGGGCTCCCGCCCTCCTGATCCGGGTCCAGAGCTTCCCGAAACCGCCACCAAGCCTCTGCTCTCTTGTTGACGAACGACAACGTTCGGTCGATAGTCTTCTGGCCTGTGGCTGTGGCCCCGTTGAATGGGGTGTGCGCGATTGTGTTGTCTCTCAGACGCAGGCACACTGCCCCGCCATATCCTCCGCCGACATCCACGATGACCGGCGCATTGGAGCGGCGGTACTTGATGATGCGGGCCGCCGTGGTTGAACCGTCTGCCGTTTGCTCTCCCTGCGTGCTTACCGGGTCTGAAAACCAGGGACCGTGACGCCAGACGATTTCTTCCGCGTCGGCACCGCCACCAGCCGGATCGACCGCCATCGCGGTCATCTCGAACTCCTTCCAGCCGTCAGAACGCCAGCGGTTTTGAGCCTCGATGATCCACTGTGTCGGGATCACTTGGCGCTCGGCATCGGCGCGGGCCGCCATGAAGTTGCCGTCACGCACCGCGCTACGGATCGGCTCGGGCAGGGCGTCCAATTCCGCCTGATAGTTCGTGCGGATCAGGTACGGATTGTCGCTCAGTGCAGCGGGAATGAATGTCCTTGACTTGGCATAAAGCGTCTGCCCGTCCCTCTGCACGGGATGGCGGCCATGCTCGTCCTCTCCAAGATCGCGCTCATCGATCTCGATATCCATGATGGTCTTTGGGTCGTTTGGATCTGGCACGGATACGAACCACCGCAATTCTCCGTTCTTGGCCGGGTTGTGGTGCGTTAGATCCAGCCAGGGCCGGAACATGCCGATGATCCAATCGCCGTCCGCATCGACGGGAGGGTTGGTGCCGAGCACCGCGCGGGTGCGCCCGCCCGTTGCATCGCGCAGCCAGCCCAGGTGGAACCTGATCTGAAGCTCCAGAAACTGGCAGGCTTCATCGAAGTATTTGTAGCTGAACGGATTGCCCTGCCAGGACTGCTCATCACCCAGCAACTGGTTGGCGGCGAACTGGATCAGGCGCCCATCGTCGGTGCGCAGAGATGGCGGCGGCGAGCCTGAGAACCCCTTACGGCTCCCGTTGATTTGCAAAGCGCGGTCGGTGAGGCCGGTGAGTTCCGTATAGCGGCGGCGCATGACCAGACTTCGCGTGAAGCAGGTGAACGCCAGACCGAGGCCCAGATCCGATTTTCCACCACCGCCCTGTCCGCCATAGAGCAGTACGTCGGCAGGGCAGAGGTAGGCTTCGAGTTGCGGGCCTGGGTTTGGAATCCACTTCTTTCCTTCCGCATGCTTGTTGGCGCGATCTAGGACTTCCTGGCGCTTCTGGTCCGGCAGAGCGTCCAGTTGGGCCTGGATTTCACTCAGAAGGCTCATCAGACCGTGCCTTTGCCTTTGCGACCGCCGTGCCCAGCAGGAACGCGACACGCCGCGCCGATTCAAGCGAGTCCGTTGTCTCGGTCTGGATCGGGCCGCCATCTGGGCCGGAGTGCTCGTTGATCACCTTGTCGCCAAAGATCCTCGGCAGCATCTTGGAAACGACCCACTTGCGGGTATCGACGCGCAGCCTGGAGCGCTGGATGTTCTCGCCATTGAGTATCCATGACGGTTCGCCATCCTTGCCTTCGCGCACCATCCAATCGTTCGACCCGTCGTCCGCGATCTCTAAAAGCTCATCGGCCATAGACAGATAGCCCACCTCACGCGCGACGGAATACTGCGCGGAGAAGGGATGATCGGCCTTGGCCGCCCAGTAGCGGATGGTCTTTTCGTCGGGTAGGTGAGAGTCCTTGCAGATCTGCCGCAAGGACTCCCCTTTAGCCAGACGGTCGCACACCTCTTCAGCCACGGCCTGTGTGAAGACGGGCTCTTTTGGATGTCCGGCTTTTCGCTTTGCTGGCGCTTTTTTCTTAGGCGTCGGCATGGGCCACCCCATTCACTTTGCGCTTGGCTCGAACCTTGGGCGCCTTTGTCTTGCGCGCCACCTTGGCTTCCGCCTTTGCCTCAACCGCTGCGGCCACGCGCTCGCCGCTGGCCTCTATTTCGGCAGGCGCCATCAAGGTCGCTTCAGTCTTTGGCTCCGGGTTGGAGTAGGCGATCTGAAGCGCCAGACCGTCTCCGACCCAAGTCTTCAGAGTGTAAAGGTTGGAATCTGCCGCGCCCTTGTAGAACATGAGTTCATCACGAGCGGCCTGGACCTTCTGTTCTGCGGCGCGGATCTTGGCTGTCAGTTCCTCGCTACGGGCCACCAGCTTGATGTGCATCGGGTCCACTTCGCGGAAACCGTAGAACGGCGGCGGACGCAGCAGATCGCTCTCGTGCGGGATCGTGACCTTGATGCCCATCTCGCGGGCCAGAGCGATGAAGAAATGGCAGCCAGAGCGCTGAAACTCCCACTCTTCTTGAGCGCTCATATCCACGCCCCAAAGGCCGATCTCTGTCGCACCGCGATGGATAGCGAGCGCGAACATCCACGACAGGGATGACGTGAAGAACCAGGGACCGAACCGCCTGACCATCTCATCCTTGGGATAGGCAATCGAAGCGGGCACGGCTTCAATCGGATCGATCATGTAGACGGGGCATTTGGCGTTGGCCAGCCACGTTCTGTAATTGATGCAAAACCACGATTTCTCCGGCTCCCAGCGATGCAGCTCAAAGAACGCATCCGGCGTCCTCTTGAGATTCTGGATCGATCCAGGCGAGCACGCCCAGATCTGCCAGGAGGGATCGGTGTAGGGTGCTAGATGTGCGCTCGATGGCGCGCTGCCGATTAGTGCAATTCTCATTTTCTGCCTCGTGAAAAGAAAAAGGCCCGCTCGAAAGCGGGCCAGTTGGGAGGAAACGCAGGTTACGTAGAGGTTGAAACGGACCAGTAGACCGTCGAGCCTGAGTTAACGACGCCCCATTGATCGGTGGTAATGCCGACCAGATGGAGGCTCGGGCGAACCGAGGCCGCGAAGGTTATTTTCCGACCTTCCTGCTCTGTGCCGGTCGAGGCGTAGATCGAGCAGGCGCCATTCGCGGTCGAACGATTGACCGTGTTGGCATACGTGGAGCCATTGACGATGATCTTCTCGCAGCCCACGTAGGGCGGTGCGGTCAGGGTCGTGTCGATGGCAGATGCCGACGTAATAACCGACACGCCGCTATCTGCGAGCGTGCTGGCCGCCGTCACCGTCTCGAGAGGATGCCGTGTGCCGGGAGTGCCGACGAGGAACCCCTTGTCATCGATACCGAGTTTCCTGCCATGCAAGCTGGTCAGGATTTTACTCGCCCATTTGTCTAGTGCCATAGTGATCTCCTTGCTGTTGCTGTTGCTATGGAGACAAGAAAAAACCCCGCCGGAGCGGGGTCGGTGGCTACGCGATACAATCTACTGAGGCCCTGGCACAAGGCCCTATGTTAAACAGCGTCTACGTCGCGCGCTTCAATCAATGAAAAGCGACCAGAGACGACCGTGTTATCTGTGTCCGTCGTGGCTTCAATCCAAAAGACGGAGTTTTCTGGAATAACGAACGGATGAGATGGGCGTAGCTCGATTGAGCTGGTTGCTGACGTATCGACCACAGCCCGGAAGACCTCTGCCTTCGCATTGGTTGCGGCGTTGAAAATCCACGCCTTGAACGTCACCTTGGGCGTGCCGCCACCGCCGAGCTTTTCAGCAGCCAGCCACATCCAGTCCGCCAGCGCCTGATGGCTGTCGCGCGTGAAGAACACCAATTGCTGCGTGACGCCTTCGCCAGCAGGCATGTAAGCCTGGACGCTACCGCCTGTCGTGGCCGTGATCGTGATATTCCCGACGTTGCCTTGCGCAGATCCTGCAGAGGCTATGCCCACGCGATTGATCCCGAGCCATGTCGAGGTCGAGACGACGTTGGTCGTGCCGTCCATGGTCACGGTTTCCGTCTGATAATCGCGGTTGGCATCGACACCGTAAACCACAATAGAGTTGGCGCCGGTTCCGCCGCTATCGTCAGCCGTGCTGGACGAGACCGTGGTCAGCGTCGAGGCGCTGGTCAGGATCGTGAGAGATCCACCCTGCGCGGCCAGAAACTCGGTCCCCGTATCGACATCAGCATTGTAGCCGAATTTGTTCCACGTCGTTGCGCCCTGTCTGCGGCCCAGCGCGACCTCGTAATGGTAGTAGGTTGGGCGCACACCGG